CACACAAAACCATTTTCTAGGTCTGTGTCAGTTACGATGAACCATTTACCTTGTGACACGATTTCCGCGCCGTTTCCGATTTTTCTTTCAATTTCTGTCATGTTTATACTATAGCACAGGTTAAAGTTAAATGCAAGATCTTTTTTGTTTTTTTTTATTTTATTTTTCGCATCCTATGCGAGCGGCTTCGCCTGTCACAGATGTGTTTTTGCCCTTGTGTTCGCCCTCCATGATTTCACCAGAGCAGATTGGCTCGCCATTGTGAGAGCCATAGGTGGAAGGGAAGCACTTGACCTTGCGACCGTTGAAGGTGACAATGTAGCGAGTGCGGTTAAGTAGTTCTGGATTGATTATTAACATGTTTATACTATAGCACAGTTAGAGTTAAAAGTCAAGGGAAAAAGTGTTTTTATTTTGTTTTTTTATCTGCAATCTTCGATCCACCAAACTCTTGCCTCGGTATCTACCCACTTCTCAACTCCGTTAGTTGAGTTGTAGAATCTTCCTGCTTTGCCTAGCTCGCCATTGTTGTTTTTGTCGGCGGCTTCTTGGCGTTGCTTCTTGTTAAGCGCCCACCATGTGTCTGATGGGTAGCATGGAGCGATCTCCACGCAGTCAACTATTTCACCTTTGTCGTTTTCGAATTGTATTATGTTCTCTGTCATGATGTAGTAACTATACCACAGGCTGAGAGAAAATGCAAGAGAAAAGATGCTTTTTTTTTCTTTTTTTTTGCGTGGGTGGCACCCAAGGGTTCTGCTAGGATTTTTTGATTTTTTACTTGACACCAGATCAAGCGGGGGGTGGTTCTTTCTAAAGATAAGGTCGTTTGAATTCGTTCGTTTAAAATTACATTTGCAAAAATAAAAGAGTCGTGCAATAATTAGGTGATGTGTAATTTGATAGATTGTATTATTTGCCACAAGAAGAAGGAAAAAGCTAGTTTTCAAATAACTCAAACAATAGCTGGAGGTTTTCTGTATGAAGCAAATTTATTTGTAGATAAAAATATATGCCAAAACTGCTTAAAACCAGAGAGCATCGTGAGACTTAAGGATCACAAAACATTACATGTTTCTCTTGTTCCTTACAAGGAAGATTTTGTAAAATGTTTTTGGGAAAGGTGTGAGTTTAATAGAAATGATATTTTATCCCTTCACGAAACGACTGATATTTTAATAAAAGAAAAATTATTAACCGATACTATAAGAACACACCCCAAAGACCACAGAAAACGAGGTAAAAATTGGGTGAAAGCGCGAGACCCTAGGATTATATTTCCATTAGATATACCATCTTCTCACGATGATAACTTATCATTGACGGAAACAAATTTTGTTAAAAAATCAGATTTAGCGGTTTGGATAGATAGAGCTAAAAGAAATCCGATGACGAATCAGAAATTTAAGGTTTGCAGAAGGAATAAGGTAAGTAAAGGGCAAATAGAAAAACTTACTTACTTAGGTTATATTAGATTTGATAAAGATGGCCTACCAAAGTTCGGAAATGATTGTATTAATAAAAAGAGAGTTTGTGTAGACTGTGGCGATCTTAAAGATTTCGAAGAATTTTATACACACGCTAATAAGACTGTAACATATACATGCTTACACTGCGAAAGTGAGCGTAATAAAATTTACTATGAGGAAAATGTAGATAAGTTAAAAGAGTATAGTAAAAAGTATAGGAACAGTGATCGCGGGAAAGAAAGGGAGAAATTTTATAGAAGTAAGCCAGAAAGTAAAATACCTAGAAACTTAAGAAGAAGGTTAAAAGTATTCATGGCAGAAACTTCGGAAGATAATTATGGAAAAGATATCTGCATGACTAATAGAGAACTAAAAGCTTACATAGAGTCTTTGTTTCATATTTATATCCCCGATATGACTTGGGATGATTATGGAAGCGGTAAAAATGGAGATCATAAAGATTCTTGGCATGTTGATCACATTATACCTTTAAGTGGTTGGGATGAGTTTAAATACATTCATCCTCTTTATTTTGAAGGTATGAGTCCAAATCATTGGAGCAACTTGAGACCATTAGATGCATTAGAAAATATTTCGAGAGGTGGGACGGGCAATAAAAAATATTATAAAAGAAAATCTGAAGTAATAGATTTAGAAGAAATAAACGCTCACTTCCTAGCTATGGCCGATCTTTATCCAGATAAAGGGTTCGGGCCAATAAATTGGCCGATAAAGTTACAAGAATCCGAAGAACAACAAAAAGAATCCAACCAATTAGTGCTAGATTTCGTGTAAAAAAGAACATACATGTCATACAAGTATAAAAATTCTTTTTTATTGGGCCATATAGAACTTACAGAAAAACAAAGCAAATTCCACAAGATCATGAGAAACCCCGAGACGAGGGTTGTATTTATGAGTGGGCCAGCAGGGACGGCAAAGACATTTTTGTCAGTGTATTCAGCACTATATAAACACAATAAGGACCAATTGCTTAAGATTCTCTATTTAAGGAGTTTGGCTGAGAGTGCGGAGAAAAGTATGGGATTCTTGAAGGGTAGTATGGATGATAAATTTAATCCTTATATTGGTCCCCTTGAAGATAAACTGGATGAACTTTTAAATGCACATGAAAAACACCAATTACAACAACGGGATGCGATAGATGCGGCCCCGATTAACTTTATCCGTGGAGCTACATGGAGAAATAAAGTTGTGATCGTAGATGAAGCTCAAAACATGACGGTGAAAGAGCTTACAACTGTAATTACCAGAATAAGTGCAAATACCACATTATATGTGTGTGGAGATACAATGCAGAGTGATATTAGGTCAACTGGCTTTGAAAAGTTCTGTAAAGTGTTTGATGATGAAGAAAGTAGGAGTCATGGCATACACCACTTAGCGTTTAATAAAGATGATGTTATGAGAGATAAGATTATCAGCTATTTGGTAGATAAAATTGAAAAAAGCGATTTAAATTAATAAAATTAGCCATGAATAAACTTTTTTGTGTATCATGTGGGTCCAAGATCTTATATGAAGTAAACAAGCCTAAATTTTGTTCTAGTTGTGGTGAACCTATCGGTTCCGTTTCTACTTCCTCCAAGAAACCAGAATTAGAAGAAGAATCTGAATTAAATGTAGATTTAAATAAATTAAAAAGAGATATCACTGTGGAATCATATAGTGATAAGACTACTGTAGAACAAATTTGGGGTTCTGTTACATCTGCCGAGGCAAATATGAAAAGAGAGAAATTTTCTAGAGCAGCCTCAAAAGATCCTGATGGAAAAGAACTTTTAGATCAAACTATTAAAGATTGTTCCTCATCGCAGATGAGAGATGTTGATGAACAATGATTTTGATAGTCAAAGAGACGATCTAGAAGAACTTCTTAAAAAGTATAGACCAAAGTGGCAATTAAGTGCTTTAGCATGGATGGACTATGATGATGTCTGTCAAATAATAAGACTACACATATACAAGAAGTGGCATCTCTGGGATCAATCTCGACCATTCAAGCCTTGGGCTTCGATGATTATATCCAATCAGATAAAAAATCTGATTAGGAATAATTATTCAAGTTTCGCCAAGCCTTGTTTACGTTGTCCTCATAACATGGGGGCAACTTCTTGTGATTTTACAAAAAGTCAAGAACAGGACGAGTCTTGTCCAGAATTTGCTAAATGGAGAAAGAAAAAGGAAAGAGCGTATAATATTAAGTTGCCGCTAGCTTTAGAAGAGGGAGTGGCTACGGGAACTGCGACAATAAGAGATTTTGTCGATTATAGAGAGTCTTCTGACAAATTACATGAGTTAGTCATGAGACAACTGAATGAAAAGCATAAAGAGATCTACAGGTTGCTTTATATAGAGAATATGGAGGAAAATGACGTAGCTAAAAAATTTGGTTTCAAAGCAGACGCTGCAAAGCGAAAAAAACCAAGATATAAGCAAATGGCAAATTTAAAAAAGAAATTTTATACAATTGCTATTAAAATTATAAAAAACAATGACATTTTATGAACAACCTACAATTAACAGACCAACAGAAGAGGCAGATACAAGAGGAGTTCTCTAAAAATCCAGATTTGCGTCATATTACACAAACAGTGTTTGAAGATGACAGTTTAGATGGTCGTTCCAAGGAAGGTAGGGCTGTTAGAGCATTTTTAATTAATAATAATTTAGAATTTAATACAACTGCACCACAAAGAGCAGAAGAGTTACAGTTGGGAGCAGATCATAGAGAATTCTTGATGAGCGACAATATCGAGAGGGGTATGAATGCTTTGGAGGCTACAAGGCTGGCTTTTCGGGATAGAGAGATACAACCGCTCAGTCAGCAGCATAGAATGGTGATGGAGTTCCTCCGTAGCTATAGACCAGAGATTGTTGATGATAATGACATGATTACCAGTGATAAGTGGTCTCCACCTAAATCATTGTCTAGAGCTATCAAGAAAGTGAATGATTGGGCTGGTCAGACATTTGACGAAATATCAATACAAACAAAACAAAAGAAAATGTGCGAGAAGCTACTCTTCTACCTGAAGAGTCCAAGATTTGTGCATTTCATCAATCAATACTCAACAATAGCAGACAGAGACTTATTTGAGAGTGAATTTGTTAGGACTGTGTGGGACAAGCCCGATTTAACCAATGATGAGCTAAATTTGTATATTACTGTTTGCACAAACTATGTCAGACAGAAACATATTCAACAAAGAATCGACAGGTTGAATAATATGCTCAATGACACTGATAATGAACGAGATATAACATTGCGTCTTACTGAGCTTATAAAGGCCACCAGCGAGGAGTTGAACCAATGCGAGAAAAGAATCGAATCTTTAACTAAAGACCTAAATGGAAGCCGTCAGGCGCGTCTAAAGGCAAGAGGAGAGCAGAATGGAAGTATCGCTGCGCTGGTGGAGGCCTTTCAAGAAAAAGAAGAGCGTGATCGAATGATAATGATGGCAGAGATGCAAAACAAACTTATCGAAGAAGAAGCCGACAGACTGGAGTCAATGGATGACTACAAGGCCCGTATCTTGGGCATATCTAAAAAAGAAATGTTATGAGTGAATTTACCTGTCTAGAGTGTAACAAGAAGTTTAATAGTAAGCGAAGCTTTCATGCACACTTGAAAGCTCATGCCTTAACTATAGGCGACTACTATGTAAAACACTATGACCGAAGGGATCTCTACACGGGTGAAAAATTGGCTTTTCGATCTTATGATCAGTATTTTAGGGATAGCTTTAACTGTTATGATAACTTTAAGCTATGGATGGACTCGGCTCCAGAGAAGGATGTCAAAGACTACATCAAGACAAAAGCACAAGAAAAATTCCTAAAAAAAGAAATATCTATATCGCCGCCTAACCTTTTCTATGACTTGTCACAAATGGCAAGTATATTTTACTATAAAAGGTTCTGGGGGTCTTACTCTGCCTTCTTGGAGGAACTTGATATAGAAAATTATTTCAATTCAAATCTACCTAAAGATTTCTGGAAGCATGATTATAAGACCATACCTATCTTTACTGACACCAGAGAAAAAGCCCCACTTACATTTCAAGACTCTGTAACAAACAAATTAGACTTTGGCGACTATACGGCCAGAGGAGATCTCTACACAAAGACATTTGTTGACCGTAAGTCACAAGATGACTTCAGGCAGACCTTTGGCAAGGACATCGAAAGGTTCAGGAGAGAAATGGATAGGTGTGTTGAGTTCAACTCATATATGTTTGTTGTAGCAGAGACGACAATTGAAAAACTAGAAGAAGATAATAAGACTTCTAAATTTAAGTCTAATCTTGGTTATCTATGGCACAATATAAGAAATCTAATTATAGACTACCCAAAAAACATACAAATCATTTTTGCACATAGCAGAGCAGGAGCTAAAAAGCTAATTCCACTTATTCTGTATCATGGAGACGCTTTGTGGAATGTGGACTTACAATATTTTATAGATGAACGAATAAATGTCTTGGACAAAGGGAAAACAAGGATATCGGCTTGAACATTCCTCTCAGGAACTTAATGAGTTCTTGAAAGAAATTGAAGGCGGCATAAAAGAAGAAGAAGCGAAGTATTTGCTGTATAAGTTCTTACGGAACAATATAGCATTTACTTCTGAATTATTTTTAGGTGTCAGATTATTTCCTTTTCAGGCAATGGCTATTAAAGGAATGATGGTTTCTGACTATTCTATGTTCGTTTTCTCGCGTGGTATGTCGAAGACGTTCTCTACTGCGATTTATGTATTACTTGAGTGTCTCCTCAATCCTAACGCCAATATAGGGGTCATAGCGGGTAGTTTCAGACAATCAAAACAAATCTTCCAAAAGATGGAGGATATTGTCAGTAAACCTGAAGCGAGTCTCATAAAAGAGTGTGGATTTAAAATAACCAAAGGCACTGACCAATGGACATTAAGTCTAGGTAAGGCTAGGGCGATAGCCCTCCCGTTAGCTAATGGTGAAAGGCTTCGTGGATTTCGATTTAATAGGATTGTGTTGGATGAGTTCTTAACAATACCTGAAAAGATTTTCAATGAAGTTATTATACCATTTCTGGGTGTGGTAGAGAATCCTATCGAGAGGGAGGAACTATACAACCTAGAATCCAAACTAATCGACAAAGGCGAGATGAAAGAAAAGGATAGATACATTTGGCCTAACAACAAGCTTATCATTTTATCATCTCCATCATTTAAATTTGAGTATATGTATAAGCTTTATAAAAAGTATGAAGACTTAATAAATGGATTGGGGGTAAAAGAAGGCGATGAGGAAGACGATTTTAAAGATGATGCTTATAGACTAATAATGCAGTTAAGCTATGACTGCGCTCCATCAAGATTGTATGATCAAAACCTGCTTAAGCAAGCAAAGGCTACAATGAGTGAGATGCAGTTTAAAAGGGAGTTCGGCGCACAATTTATAGATGAAAGTGATGGATATTTTAGATTATCAAAGATGGCTGCTTGCACGATACCAGATGGAGAGTTTCCTGCTGTGGAGGTGGTTGGGAATCCCAGTGATGAATACCTGTTGTCTTTTGACCCAAACTGGGCTGGTAACACAAGTGCCGACCATTTTGCAATGCATGTTTTCAAAATAGATAGAGACGCACAAAAAGTTTGTTTAGTTCATGGTTATGCCATAGCAGGAGTTTCTCTTAAAGAACACATGGAGTATTTCTTATACTTAATAAAACATTTTAATATTGTCGGTATATGCGGTGACTATAATGGAGGCGTTCAGTTTATAAACTCTTGTAACGAAAGTGCTTTGTTTAAAAATGAAAATATAAAAATTGGAGTTATTGATGTTGATTTAGAGAAACCAGAGAACTGGCATTCAGATATTCTTAGTTTTAAAAATCAATATAACAGAAAAGAAAGAAATTATTGTATCTTAAGGAAACCTACTTCAAACTGGATAAGAAATGCTAATGAGATGTTACAAGCGGCAATAGACCATAAAAGAATACTATTTGCTTCTAGAGCGGTTGACGCACACTTTGACGAACAAAGAAAAAAGAATTTACCGATAGGAAAATTAAAATGGGATGTAAAAGCACCAAAAGCCTCTAAGGGAGCTATGATGATTGATTTTATTGATCACCAAAAGTATGTTGTTGAACTTACAAAGTCAGAATGCGCCAACATTGAGGTTATCGCCAATCCTCAAGGATCTCAATCATTCAACCTTCCTCAAAATCTTAGAAGGCAAAAAGGACCAAATAGAGCTAGAAAAGACTCTTATTCCTCCTTGGTTTTAGGTAATTGGTTTGCAAAAGTTTTCTTTGACTCAGAGAACGCCTCCATAGAACAAAAACCAGAGGCAACATTTATTCCTTTTGCTATTTGAAAAGTTTCAAAGTAACTTTTATAACTTTAGTGTAAACTTTGATATGCCTCGTAAATATACCAAACGATCTGAATACTGGGAGAAATTCAAAAAGAACGAAGCTCCTATAGAAAATTTATTAAATACTGAACAGGAAGCTTTTAATCCTGAGTTAATTGGAGAGCCTATATTTAGCTCAAGTGAGGCATCTCGATTGAGTTCTCCTACAAAAAGGACTAGCGCTAGGAATAACGCTGTAGCAACTCTAGGTCTTGGTGATAAGTATGAAAATATTAAAAATGGCATTCTGCCATTTAATTATGAAAAAGGTGCGGCAGATGCTAGAGAAGCTGTAGAGCTTTGTCAAAAAGCCTACTTTAATATTTCTTCATTTAGAGGAACTGTCGATCTTTTATCTGAGTTTGCAGATTCAGATCTATATCTTGAGGGAGGCACAGAAAAATCTAAAAAGTTTATTGATGCTTGGTTCAAGAGAATCAGAATGCACAATTTAAAAGAACAATATTTTAGAGAGTATTACAGATCAGGGAATGTTTTCTTTTATAGGGTAGACGGTAAAATTCCCTTAAAAAATTCTCAAAAGATGCTGGAAGCATATGGGGCGAGTGCGAGAAAAGAAATCCCTATAAAATATCTACTCATAAACCCAACAGATATTGCGACCAAGGGTTCCGTGTCTTTTAGTGGTTATGAATATTTTAAAGTTTTAACTCCTTTTGAAATTTCTAGACTCCAAAAACCAGAGACAGAACATGAGGTGGAGATGTTCAATTCTTTGCCAGAAGATGTTCAGGAAGCTTTAAATAATGGCAAAAATCAATATGCTATGACTAGGATTCAAATTAAATTAGATCCTCAGTTACTACATGTAGTATTTTCTAAGAAGCAAGATTATGAACCTCTAGCTATTCCTGTTGGTTATTCTGTATTAGATGATTTAAACAGAAAAATAGAATTAAAAAACATTGATCAGGCAATTAGTAGATCAATTGAAAATGTTGTATTACTTGTGACTATGGGCAATGAGCCTGACAAGGGTGGAGTCAACCACAGAAACTTAGCCGCCATGCAACAAATATTTAAAAATCAAAGCGTTGGTCGAGTTCTTGTATCTGATTATACAACTAAAGCAGACTTCATCATTCCTGATATAAGAAAAGTTGTTGGACCTGAAAAGTATGCAGTAATTAACAAAGACATTGAAGATGGTTTGCAAAATGTTCTTATAGGTGATTCAAAGTATTCTGACGCACAAATGAAAATGAAAGTTTTCTTCCAAAGGCTAGAAGAGTCAAGAAGATCTTTCTTACATGATTTTATTAATCCTGAGATTAGAAGAATTTGTAAGGCTGCTGGATTGAGATCATGGCCTGAAGCCAAGTTTGCGAAAACAGATACAATGGATGACTCAAACTTAGCTAAACTTGCAACTAGGTTGATGGAGCTTGGAGTGCTTACTCCAGAACAAGGAATGCAGGTTGTCCATACGGGAGTCTTCCCCGAAAGCAAAGATATGGATTCTGCACAAAGTAAATTTGTTGCTGACAGAGAAAAAGGTCATTACATGCCACTTGTTAATACAATTAATCTTTACGATGATAATGATTCTTCACCTCCAACAGAAAAGAAAGAGGAAGAGACTAAGCCAATATCCCCATCTGGTGGTAGACCTTTGGGAAGATCTGATGCTTCATATTCTAAGAAAAATATTATAGAAGCAACTAAAAGATTAAATGAATTTGAGTTGTTAGCATTTAAAGAATTTGCCTCTAAGTTTGGTTTAAAGAGAATGTCTAAACAAAAAAAAGAGATGGTTACTCAAGTATGTGAATCCATCGTTATAGCAAAACATGTAGATGAATGGGAGCCTACTTTAACTGAAATAGTAGCTGATTTAGATAAATTAAGTTCTCTAAATGTAAATGCAAAAGTTCTTGAATTAGGTTCTCAGCATCAGTTAGATGATTTATCTTCTGCAATTTTATATCATTCAACTCAAATTTCTGTGTAAGAAAAGATATGTCATTGGATGATTTTAACATTTGTTTGTTTGAAGGCAAAGTAAGAGAGATAAAAGACGAGGAGTTTGAATCATTTGGCCTTTCACAAGGAGCTATTCAACAGGCAGCAGAATCTCTGTTACCTGAAGGTTTCGACCCAGATCAAAATATCGACGTTTTACCAGTTGTCTTCAACTTAGCAAAAGTTAATGAATTCAACAAAAATGGCGATGGCATTGACGCAAAAACTGCGGTAGCTGCTGTAAAACGATTTATCAATAAACCGATTAACATTGAACACAAGAAAGATAAAATCGTCGGTCACATGATCAATGCGTCCTTCTCTGAGCGAGAGTTTGACTTTAAAAATAACGATATTGAATCTTACGCCGATAAAAAAGAACCGTTTTATATCAATGCGGCTGGCTTGATTTACAAATCTGTTTATCCAAAATTAGCCGAAGCTATTGAAGACGCTTCAGAAAAAGATGATGAATCCTATCAAAGTATTTCAACTAGTTGGGAATTAGCATTTAAAGAATTTGAAGTAGCTGTAGGATCTAAATTCTTAGAAGATTCTACAATTGCAACAGGTGCCGAAAAAGAAGAATTAAAACAATATGTTAAGGGTTTGGGTGGCAAAGGAGAAGATCCAGAGGGGAAGCCTGTTAATAGACTAATTGTTGGACAAACTTATCCTTTAGGCGCGGCTTTAACAAGAAACCCTGCCGCTGCTGTGAAGGGTGTTTATACAGATAAAGATAGCGATGATTATAAAAAAATAGAAAAAATTTCCCGAAACGCTAATATTAATGTAAAGTCTGACAAATTAAAAAACATTTTTAATATGGATAAAGAACAATTCGACCAACTAATCAGTCAGTTGTCCAAGAGCGTTGCTTCCGCAGTGAAGGAGGGTTCTGAGGCTAAAACTGTCAGCGAGACTATCCGCGATACTCTCGTAGAACACAACGAGTCTTGGACTACCAAGATGGAAGTTGAAAAGGAAGCTAAAGCGAAAGCTGAAGCAGAGCTTGCAGAGTTACAAGACTCTTTCAAGCAGACGAAAGAAGAACTAGATGCACTTAAAAACGAGGTTGAGGCAAAAGCTGCCGTTGATCTGTTTAATGATCGCATGAACTTCATTGATAATGACTACGAGCTTAATGAGAAAGAGCTTGCCTTGGTCACCGCAGAAGTGAAGGAATTAGGTTCTTCTGAAGAAGATTTTAACAATTACAAGGAAAAGCTTGACGTTATTTTTGCTCATAGGCTTAAAAAGAACATCGAAGCTCAAGAGGCTGAAATCAAAGCTCGTATTGACGAAGCTGTTGCTAGCCGAGATGAGGACGATGATCCAGAGGAAGAAGAGGAAGAAGCAGAAGAGGACAAGCCCGAAGAGGAGCTTGAAGTTGAAGGAGACGAAGCAGAGGCTTCTATCCCCAATAATAACGCAGAAGCTAGTGAAAAGATTTCTTTTGTCGAGAGACTTAAGAAGAACTTCTCTGTAGAAGTATCAAACTAAAAAAATAAAATTAATCAATTATGGCTAACGAAATTACACGTTTACTGCCGTTTCGTCAATATGACGAGAATGATGTTATCAACTTCTATTCTCTCGATACCGAAACGGGCGAAGCGGGTTCTGTGGTGAAGGTAGATGCTGCCAATCTCACCGAAGAGCCTGTCAAGTATGTTCAGCGAGGCGATTCCGACTCGTTCCAAACTACTTTAGGCAAAGGTCTGTCCATGTATCCAGAGGTGCCTTACAAGGTCACCAAATGTAGTGTTACAGGGGCTGGCGTAAAGCCGTTGGGAATCTTGTTGCGAGATGTTCGTAACAAAGATGAAAATGGAGAGAACCTTCTTTACTATCCAGAAAAGAAAGAAGAGCTTCAGTGTGTTGTTTCTGGTGAGGCTGTTCCTGTCGCTACGAGAGGACTTTTCACTATCAACACTAGAGGTTTAACAGATGGAGTTGTTCCTGCAATTAACTCTTTCGCACTTCCTTCTAAGAATGGAACGATCACTGGTATTGCCAGCACTGCTGCTAATCACCACGCGCATCACGCTCATTCTATCGGACAGTTTATTGCCACAGGTAATAGGGAATCTCAGGGTAGCACCACAGACGTTTTTGCTGGTGCATATGCAATTCTTAAACTTCGCTGCTAATTATTTACGATCATGAAAATCACAATTAAAAGAACTGAAGATCAGTTAGCTCTTATCAGAGCAATGGGATCTAATAATCGTGAAGAGGCTTATGAGGCACAGGCAGCAGTCGCTGACTTGCTTGGACCTGTCGTATCGGAGGTTATCAATAACGCTCCTACCATTGGAAATCTGTATACCAGCCTTTCTTATGGTGAAGACGACAATCCATCTTTGCCTTTGGACCTTTTCCACGATATCACTGGTGAGGATTACATCGAGGTGTATTCTCAGCAGGTTGCTGGTGGGCTTCCTTACAGTCAAGTCTTCCCCGCTCACAACGAACTTAAGTTCACGACTTACACTTTAGACAGTGCGCTTGCGTTTGATCGCAAGTATGTCCGTAAGGCGCGTCTTGATGTTGTTAGCAAGACTTTCACTAGGATGGCTCAAGAAGTTTTAATGAAGCAAACGAAAACTGCTTTCAACGTGCTTGCAACCGCTTTGGTTAAAGCAACTGGAACAAGTGGTAGTGCTGGTAACAGCATTATTGGTTCCGCAGCAGCAGATCGTTTCGTTCTTGCTGACTTCAATAACTTGATCACCAAGAGTAAGCGTATCAACAGTTCCTTCAGTGGAGGAACTCCTGTTGGTGGCGTTAAGTCTGGTATCACCGACCTTCTGGTTTCCCCAGAAATGGTTGAGGAACTCCGCGCAATGGCTTACAATCCTGTAAGCACCGCTGCTGCTCCTGTTGGTGGAACTCCCGCTGACGGACAAATGGCTCCAGAAGCCCTTCGTCAAGAGCTTTTCAGCGCCGCTGGTCTTCCTTCTTTCTATGGTATTAATATCATGGAAATCAACCAGATGGGTAACGGACAACTGTTTAACAAGCTCTTTGGTGCTATCGTAGCATCTGAAGGTGCTACAGTTATCGGTGGTGGTGGTTCTGGAACTTGGGTAACAGGTGATGATGAAATCGTTATCGGTATCGACAGAAGTAAGGATTCCCTTATTCGCCCTGTCGTTGTTGGTGAAGGTTCTCCATCTGAGCTTCAAGTTCTTGTTGATGACCAGTTCTCTGTTCGTCAGAACAAGATCGGTTACTACGGTAAAGTTGAAGAGGGTCGTATCTGCATCGACAATACTGCTCTTATCGGACTTTGCGTATAAGCAAGACCACAACAATTATAAAGAGAGTCGCTCCGCAAGGGGCGGCTCTTTTTTATTGATTTTTATCAAAAATTTAGTATCATATACTATGAGTAAAAAGAAACCTGCGAAAAAAAAGACTGTCAATGATATGAAGGTATCAAAGGGTATTGAAAAGAAACACCTTGAAGAACTTGATGTTACAGACGGCAAAGATAGAAGCAGTAAAGAGGAACAAATTGAAAAAGTGAAAGAGCTTGAGGAGTTGTTAGGAATGCCTCAAATGAATCCTTACGGCACTTTACACAGAGATGTGTTTAAACAACGTCTAGAGGCATCCTCGGCTTCAGAATTAACTGATTTAGCCGCTAGAGTGGGTATTCCAAGAGAAAGGAATATGAATCTACTTAGAAAATCCTTAATGAAATCTTTTGATTTCTATGTGCAAAAGCACAACGTAACTGTCCAAGGATCTGCAAGACCAATTTTAGATCCAAGTTCCCCAGACTATGATTCTACTGTAAAGTTATTTAAAGACGGCTTTTAAATAATGAATGACCTAGGATCTTTAGCGACTAATATTGTAACCTATGATTTCCCGAATGATACGGGTTCGTATAATCTTGGGTTCGTTTCTGGGTGGCTAGAAGTTAATATTGGTGAGTTGAATGGTATAACTCATGAAGAGTTTGAAGTTAACTCTACTGGGGCTATAGCAATAAAAGGAACTGATTCTGGCTTAATGCCTGTAGAAGAAAATATTTTCACGACTCTTTATGAACTTTGGTATTACCAAAAATCAGCAAGAGAATCTTTAAGATCATTTACATACTCAGACTCTGTTGATTGGGTTACTTTAAAAGAAGGAGATACAACAATACAAAGACAGAACAAAAATTCTGTTGCTAAAACATATAGAGATCTGTCAGAGGAGACTTCTAAGAAGTTAACTGATCTTGTTTTTCAATATAATTATCAAAAGTCATCTCCAATTCAAGTTGCTGGCACTGACGGCACTTTTAGTTTATCTGGACAATTAACATGATTACATGGCTTCACTTCTTACAGACGCAGAAAAAACAGCTATTAATTCAGCATTAAGTGACGTTCATGATACTTTTGCTAGAACTATATATGTGTATGTAAAAGAAGCTAGCTCAGTTCCAGCAGAACTTAATTATAACCCCCTTTATGGCAGAACAAAAAACACTGCCAAAATATCGTCAGAACAAACGCTTACAAGGCATTCCTTCAGCGCTAGAATTTTTTACAAAAACGAGCAAAAAGAAGATATTATTGATGGCAACGGTCAAATGAATCTTGTTGGATCTGAGGGTCAAATAAGAATAAAGGTTAAGTCTGATGCTTACGAAAAAATTAAAATCTGTTCTAAAATAGAAGTTGACGATGAGTTGTATATTGTTGACGGAGATGCAAAAGTAATTGGACCATTTGATGCTCAGTTTTATTCTGTATTTTTAAAACGTGAGAACTAATGGCTAGAAGAAGTTTTATTTCAACTTCAAAACCAGTAGTATTTATAAATGCAAAAGAGCTACTGCGCGAGCTAACTGTAGACAGCCCTAATCAAAAGAGGATGGGGATGGCTTTAAGAAATGTTATTGAGCCTAAATTAGAGGAAAGACAAAGAGAGCTTGTTAGGCAATTTGAAATTCATCCTATAACAATAGAATTAAACGCTGGTCCAAGAGCAACTAACACCAGTGGCACTTTAGGTGGATACGGAAACCTTTTTTCTTTTATTGGATTTTCTTCTAGTGATAAACCTACGAGTGTCATATCTCAAATATTTAATCAAAAGATTAAATTTAAAGTAAGAAGAAGAGATCAAAAAGGCTTATATGCTGTTACTTTTTTTATACCAGATATCGAAGAAATTTATGGTTTAACTCCTATCCCTTGGATGACGGGGAAAAGCTGGGTTAAAAGTGTTGAGGAGGGAGGTTTGACAAACTTAGGTCAGTATTTGTTTAGTTCTACAGGTTTTGGTCAATCTAGTTCTGGCACAGGTATACAGGTCAAAAATAGATCTTCTGGTGTAAGTTTTAGTAGAACTCCATATATTGGAAAGCTAATAGAAAATTTTAAAAAGAGATTATTAAGATTAGATAAATGAAAGCACAGTTTGATCAGAATATTTTATCCAGTTTTTACCTATGGTTTGAAAACCGTTTATTAGGTGATGCTGCTAAAGCATATCAGATCAATTTAGATAATGCTTTTACATCTGGTTCTTTCCCAGATATCCCATCAACCCATATCGCTTTTCAAGGTAAATACAGATCTCTAGTAGGAGAATACAATGTTGATAATCCCAACTCTGGATTTTTCTTAGGCAGTCATTTTATAACTGGAGACTATGACAATAATGGAGGAGTTTATACAGATTACGAGAATGGTAGATTAATATTTCCCCAAGCTTCTGGAGCAGACATAGGAAGCACTGCTTTGACCGCTAATTCTACTGTAAAAGAAGTAAATACTTATATTACAAATGATACAGATGCTCAAATAATTCTTCATTCAGATTTTAAAGACAGTGCCACAGAACTGCCATACCAATATGGGAAAACAACAGAATACGATGAAACAACGTATTTTTTACCCGCTTGTTTTATTTCTGTAGCTTCTTCTGATAATACAGAATTTTCTTTTGGGGGAGAGGAAGACACTAGAACCAGAATGAGAGTGATGGTTCTTTCGTTCGATAATTACACATTAGATTCCGTTCTTTCTTTATTTAGGGACACAGTAAGGAGAGATATTACACATGTTCCATATGAGGATTTTCCTTATGGATTTTCATTTTCTGTTAAGGATTACCCCTATAATTACGACACTTTAATCGCTGCTCAATCAAATCCTGTCAAATCACATATTGAGGAGGTTTCTGTATCAAAAATAGTCTCTGAGAGGATTAGAGAAAATTTAAATAAAAATATCTCAATTGGCTATATAGACTTTGAATTATGCACTTATCGTTTCCCTAGATTGTAAATCCGTGTAAGAAAGTGTAAACATTTCACTTTTAATTTAAATTAATATGGCTTCTAATCAATCTAGAACGAGAGTAATCTCTCAAAGTAAAGCGGTTTATATTTCTAATACAGGCTTAATTGGTGATGTCGCAACATCTGTTGCCACTAAGTCTGGTATTAAGCCACCGCAACTTCATCGTGTAGATACCTTTTCTTTTGATATTGATATTGCTGGAGGAAGGCAAGATATCAGGGAATTTGGTCAATTAGCACGAATCGGAACAATCACACTTGGTGATTTAAACCCTTCATTTTCACTGGGTTATTTTTTAGGCAATGGAGAAAACGAATTCAATTTAGGATTTAACACTGATGGCATTACAGCTTCAAATGTTTTAGGCGATCAGTTTATTTCTGGTATTCTTTCTGAAGACCCAGACAAAAGAGAAAAAAATCTTTATGTTTTAACTGCTGCTGAAGGAAAAGATGCTTTTGCAACAGCAGGAACTACAAATACTGCTGCTACTGCACATCAAGGAATTACTCAGGGATCTTTCATTGATAATCCTACAGGGACGTTCACAACCGCAGAAATGAACGCTCAAGACGTTGTTTCTTTAGGTAACTGTAACTTTGAAAGCTACACAGTCAATTTTGCTGTTGGAGAGATTCCAAGAGTAGACATTGAAGGAACAGCGGAAAACGTAACATTCTCTACTGGCAACTCTGGACTCTATAATCCTGCGCTAAACAGAGCGGGTGGAAGAGCAGATACTGGACAGCTTATGCTTGGTGTTCCTAGCACTGGTAACATGGGTGTTTTAGTTCTTCGTCCAGAAGATGTAACTCTTAGCTTCAGTGATGCTGACTTTACTTTCGGTGGAACTGTTTTGAGTGACATGCATGTTCAAAGTGCATCCATTGAAGTTCCTCTTTCAAGGACTCCTATTGAGGCTCTTGGTTCAGCAAAGGCTGTAGCCAAGCCTTTAGACTTCCCAATTAATGTCACTATGTCTGTAAGCGCATTGTTGAAAAACTTTAGCGAAGGACAAATTGACAAAATCTTAACTGGTGCTGCTGGAAATGAAACAACCAACATTACACTGAATGTTAAAGGAGAAGATGGGACAGATAAGCATAGATACATCATGCAGAAAGCTGTAATGGATTCACAAGGGTTTTCTCAAGGTCTTGATGACAATGAAACTATCGAGCTTACTTTCTCAACTCAAATTGGAGGAGACAACCAAACTGACCAAGGTTTCTTCTACTCTGGTGCAGCTACTGCTGGTGGAGTTGTTAATCTTCCTTCACATTACGGAGGCAGCTTTGGAGGCAGAAACTTTGCCCGAGGCTTCTTCTATGAGAAGAATCAAACTAAGGCTCCTTATTCCGCTTCAGACGGAAGTTAGTATTGAGTCTAATACATCTCACAAAAAGCCTCGCAGAAATGCGGGGCTTTTTTGTGTAAACTAAAGTATGCCAGAGAGGGTTCATTCTAGTGATATTCAGCTTTTCATTAATGATCAGCGAATACCCGCTATCCAGTCCTTGAGTTTTTCATCTGCTAAACAGTTAGCTGATTTGACAACTTTAGGATCTACTCATGTTATAGATAGAATACTAACATCGAACCAATCAACTCAAATAGATTTACAAGTTAATTTAACAACTGGCGCTACTGGTATAGATCCAATTTACAGTTACCAGCAAATGCAATCTGGTTTTCTATCTACTGGAAAATTTGAATTCAAAGTAAAAGACATTGAAGGTGTTACAACGATAACAGACGGTTCTTTAATTAATTATTCTATAAATGGAGCCGTAGGTAATTTAGTTAAAGGTTCTACTTCATACAAAGGAAATGGTGCCACTTTTACAACTGCTGGGTCTTTATCTTCAAGTGACCAAAGCAATGACTCATTTGGAGGATTCTTTAGACCTGATCATATAGAGATAACAAGCACAACTAATGGGCAAGAAGGTGTAAGTTCTTCTACTTTGAATATACAAGATTTCACCCTTTCGGTATCTACTCCTAGAAGAGATGTAACAAGGTTGGGGACTAGAGAGCCATTATTTAGATATCCTGAACTACCATCTCAAGGTTCTTTAGATTTTAATATAATAAAAAATAAAGTAACAGGCATAAATATTTCTAGCTTGGTTTGCGACAGTGGTGTTATAAAAATAGATTTAAAAGATGATGCTGGGAATTCTGTTATAGATTTTACAACTAGTGGATGTTGCTTAGAAAGCGTTGACGAATCAACTTCTATTGATGATAATACAACATTAAAGTTTTCTTATTATTTCCCCATAATACAATGATTGTTTCAGGAACTTTGCCAGATTATCAAAATTCTATCTATGATATTAATTTATCATTAGATTCTCCTATAAGTGGTTTTGAGTTTTCTTTAATGGAAACAGGCATAAATGGAGGCACATTTAAAACAGCTAATATAATTACTTTTTCTGGGTCAGAAGGATATTTATTTGACGAAAGTGGTCAATTTTTTGGAGGTTATGAAAGCGGTAAACCATTTTCATTAAAGGTGTTTTATGATCATACTAACAAAACTTTCACGTATTACAAAGATGATATTCTAATGGCTAATAGAATGTTCACGACTGGACACTCAGTCCTTAGTGACGGATCAATAAACCATGTTAGCTTTGATAAACATGCAAACTCTGAAATTGGCTTAACTGTCAGTGGAGTAATAAGTTGATTTTATTCTTGTTTTATTTATAATATTTAAATGAAACAGATCTACGCATTTGATGTAAAAAGGGAAGTAGTGAGAGAGGTTCCTCATGTCAAAAAGACAAAAGATGGCCCTGTTGAAACTACTAAAAAAGTAAAAAAAACCATTAAAAATAAGGTTATTTTTCAAAAACCTAGCATCTATGATTTAGAAGACGCTGATTTCTTCTATGGTCAAAAATACAATGAGTTTATCAATGCGGGTTTTTTAACAAAGGCTATGCTGGCTAAAAAAATGGGTGATTTAGGCGGCATGACCTCTGAGAATGGGCAGGAATATTTGTCAGAGCTTGTCTCTAAAAGTGTTGAAGCAGCTAGAGTTGTTGAATTTTTTGAAGGTTCTGATTCATTGGATGAAGAGCAGAAAAATCAACTAGAGGATGCAAAAAAAACTTACACTACAACAACCAAGGAAATACAAGAAATTGAATTAGGATTAAGGTCTCAATTCAGTCAGACTGCTGATGCTAAAGCTGAACAGAAATTAATTGAATGGTTGGTTCTAAATTTTACTTCATACGAGGATCAAGTTGACGATACTAACAAAGAAATTTTCCCATTATTTGAAGGAGAAAATTATGATGAGAGAAGAGCCTTCATGATGAAGCTTCAAGAAGATGAAGATACAGATGATCCGTCTCAATTAAAGATCAAAACATTGTATGAATCATCTTTTGAAACATTGATCAGAGTCGCTAGCATTTGGTATAACAAGCTTGGAGACGATCAAGAAACAGTCGAAAAAGCTTTAGTTGAGCTTTTTCAAGATGAAGAACAATAAAGATTTAGATTACTCTCGTCTTTTAGATACTCTAAATGGATATAGTATTTTAGAGCTTAATAATAAATCGTATTATTTTAAGCATTTCTCCTTGCTTCAGACTCTAGAGGTAGAAGGATTAAAAACAATAGATATAAAAAAATCTATTAAGACAGGAATTAAAACAGAAGAGGATTTAATTAAAAGAGCTTACGAGACAGGAGCTTGGACAAAAAACGAAGAAGAAAAAATAAAATCTTTAGAGTGGACAATTAAACAATCTACTTCTTCCTTATCTAAAATTCAAGACCCAAAACAAAGAGAAATTTTTGATGGTCAAATAAACAAGCAAAGAGAAGAGTTAAAATCCTTATCGAAAAAAAGAGCCTCAATAGTATCCTATAGTGCAGAACATTTAGCTGAAGCTAAAAAAGTAAAAAGGATGACAAAAATGTCTCTGTTTAAAGATCCTGATTTTACAGATCTTGTAGATGACGATGAAAGAACTTTTTTAACAGGTATATTATTTTCAACTTATTCTGAATTAAATTCAAGAGATAATTTATTAAAAGCTACTTGGAATGCAGGTTTCTTTGATTTGTTTTGCGCTCAAAACGGCAGTTGTATTGATCTACTTGGTTGTTGTGCTAAAGACATTACAGTTATACAAAAAGGTTTATTAGTGGTCTCAAACTCTCTTTTAAATAAATTAAAAAACACAAAAATCCCTGATGAGATCTATGGAGATCCAGTTAAAATGTTTGAATATGAGGAAAAAGAAGAGAAAGAAGCAAAAACAAGTCACGGGGTAGAAGATTTAAGACAAAAGATGAGAGCTAGGGATGGAAAGCTTAAAGCAGAGGACTTTTTAAGCTGATAGGTGTAATTTACACTATATGGCAACAAGTCTAAATGCATCCCTAAATGTAACTTTAAACCCGCAAAGCTTAAATGCTTCAACAAAGCAGGTTCAACAGGCTCTAGGGAGAATCACAGGTCAGGCATCAGAATTCCAAAAATCCTTGGATGCTTCTACTGCCCGTGTGTTTGCATTCGGAGCTACCACTGCTGTATTAAATGGTGTAACTCAATCATTTAAAAAATTAGTTTCAACTACAATCGAGGTAGAAAAAAGACTTGTAGAGATTAACTCTATATTTCAAGCAACAGAAGCCACTTTCAACAGGTTTAGAAATTCTATTTTTCAAGTCGCAAAAGAAACTGGTCAGTCATTTGGTATTGTTGCAGATGGAGCCGCAGAATTAGCGAGACAAGGTTTAAGTGCCGAAGAAACAGCAAAAAGATTAAAAGCTTCTCTTGTTCTTACGAGGATATCTGGTTTGGACGCAGAAAAATCAGTAAAAGCTTTAACAGCAGCTATCAATGGATTTGCTTCTGCTGGGTTAAATGCTAATCAGATTGTTAATAAACTTGTCGCTGTTGACACCGCATTTGCAGTGTCGGCACAAGACTTGGCAGAAGCTTTTAGTCGTGCTGGATCTACAGCAGAGGATGCTGGAGTTAGTTTTGATCAGCTTTTAGGATTAGTTACCGCTGTCGAACAGAAAACTGCCAGAGGTGGAGCAGTTATTGGTAACGCATTTAAATCAATTTTCACAAGACTACAAAGAGGAACTACCATCGCAGAATTAAAAGAGCTTGGGGTCCAAATAGATGCAACTATGAGCGGAGTTCAAAAACTCAACGCTCTATCAAATGCTATAGAAAACATAGGTGACCCAACTGTTGTTTCTAAGATAAAAGAATTAGCAGGTGGAGTTTTCCAAATCAACGTAGTTAGTGCTGCTTTAAAAGATCTAAGCTCTGAGACTTCTATATTTGCAAGCGCTGCTAGAACAGCTTCAGCAGCAACAAATGAAGCTTTTGAGAAAAATGCAGACTTAAACAAAACAATAGCTGCACAAATAAATGCACTTGTTCAAGGTTTAACCTCGCTAGCTGAAAGAGTTGGCTCTGTAACATTTGGACCGCTTGTTGAAAACTTAGTTGGTATAGCCACTAAGTTTAGTGAATTTTTAGATAAAGCATTAGACCCTGAAAAGGGTAATACTTTTATAAAAGGATTTTTTAAAGTAATAGGTAATTTCCTTAGTGGTCCTGCTATTGTTATATTTACAGCCGCTTTTGTTAAAATTTCTCAGTTGATTGCTAAGTTCGCAGCAGAAGGATTAAAATCTTTATTTACAATAGGAACACAGCAAGAAAGAATAAAAAATATTGAAGCTGGAATTATTGGGCTATTGCAGAAAGATGAAAATTTAAGAAATACTATTTTAAACACAAGTATCTCTCAAGCTCGAAAAGAACAAGCAATTATAAATGCTATAAAATCAGAGAATAGCTTGTTGGCTACTCAAGCAAACTTGATGAGGCAAATCGCTGTAAGTGCTTCAATGAGAGGCGTTACAGGATTTAGTGCCGCTACTGGATTTAGTGGAAAGGGTCGCAAACCTTTTGCCGTTGGAGGTAGAGTTAGCGGGGGTTCAGGAACAAAAGATGATGTCCCAGCAATGTTAACTGCTGGAGAATTTGTTATAAAGAAAAGTTCTGTTAATAAATTTGGGACAGACTTCATGACAGATATAAATGAAGGAAGACTTCCATTTAATAGAGGAGGATTTGTTCCTAACTATGTAGGGCCAGCAGGGGCTTTAAGGGCAGCGAATATTACAAATATGGGTCAATTTAGAGGGCTTGCAGGGCAAGGAAAAACTAGAGATGTAAATGGAGTTAAAGTTACTGAAGCTCAAGCAGAAAATTTCTTTGCAAGGAACAAGGGTAAAAAAGGAGCAGGGCCAAGTCGAATTAATGTTAGAGCTTCAAGCTATGGTTTCCTAGTTCCTTCAAAAGCTGCGGGTTCAGGCGCATCTGCATTTAAAAAAGGTGTCGCCAAAGTGGGTGGAGTTAGATATCCGTATAATATTACAGATGGCATAAAGACTTTTTCTCCTGCAATGACAAGGAATGAAATAGACAAAGATGCAGAACCCTACGATTCAAGAATTGAAGAGAAAATTTCTAAAAGTGTTAATAAAGCAGCTTTTGACTATGCAAAGTTACTAGTCGTTCCAAAGGGTGTTAATCAGGCGAATGCAGGAGATATAAAAAGAAGATTAGGTCAAGGAGGTCAAAGAGGAGCTTTCGGAGCCATAAGGGGAGCGGTTGGTGCTGCATTTGAAGCCGCTGTATTTTCAGCTTTAGGTTTAGCAGAATTTAAAACAAAAAGGAATCAAGCAGATTGGGATGTAAGAAACCTTAATACAACAGGCAATGGAGAAGTAGCTCAAATTTTTAATAGTGGCAATAGAGCATTTGGAGATATGAAAGTTGGTGTCTCTGACTCAACTGTATCAAGCTTTGTAGGAAAAATCCTAAAACATAATCCTATCTATGCTGATGACATGGCGGCGATGAAAGCTAACATGAAATCAGTGAAAAGAAATAAGGGAGGTTTAATACCAAACTATTCTGGGGGGAGAGGAGTTCCTACTTCCTTTATGAGAGTTCATAAGGACGATAAAGGCTCACCTATTGCAGTAACTAATTTAAGAGACGAGCCAAACGGTTTACAAGATGCTATAAAAAGAGAAAGAAAAGGCATCGGTGTTATGGCAGCAGGAGGAGGAATGATTCCTAACTATGCTGAAGGCAAAATGGCGAGAGCCGAAATGGGATTATTCTTAGGCTTCACTGCTTTACAACAGGTAACTTCAACATTAACAGCGTCAAAAGAACAAGAGAGAAATGTTACTATATCTAATCTTGAAAAGAAAAGAGATGAATTAAAAGAAAGCGGTAAGAATATAATGACAATTGCTGAAGAAGTAAGAGCAATTGATCAAAGAATAAAAGCAGAGCAAAATGCAACAACTACTTTAGAAAAAACTGTAGGAGCGCTTGACAAATTTATAATTGCATTAATGAGTTTCCAAGCTTTGAATGCTCTTAGTGGAGGTGGAATAGGTAGGGGTGTGCTAAAAGGAGGTAAAGCTCTGGGCGCAGGTATAATTGGAGGTAAAAATGTTGGCTCTAAAGCATTAACAAAAGCTCAAATAAAAGCATCTTCAGCAGCAAGGGTTGGGGGAAGGGCGCAGGGCGTTTTCGGGCGGCGCAAAGGTGGTGTTAATACACAAGGCGGTAAGTTCTTAGCGATGCAGCAAAAGAAAAACGCCATAAAAGTCCCAAAAGGGGCTGGCTTTGCAAAAGCTGCTGGTAGGCTTGGTCCTATTGGAGCAATCATTGGTGGGGGGATGATGGTTAACACCATGATGGATAGTGATCTTGATGCTAGATTAAAAGAGGAAAAATTAAAAAGCCAAGGGGGAGCTTTAGCAGGAGGTTTAGCAGGTGCTAAAGTAGGGGCTATGGCTGGTGGAGCTATAGGGAGTGTTGTTCCTTTTGCTGGGACCGCTATTGGCGCTGGAGTAGGAGCTATTGGAGGAGGAATTTTAGGAGCCATTGGAGGAAGTTTTCTTGGAGATCAAGAAGGTGCAATAAAAGAGCTTGAAGCAATGAGAGACACTCGAAATACCGCTCTTGGTGCTGTAGGGACTCATCTTCCAGAATTTAGAAAAGAGCAAGTGGCTTCGGGGGCGAAGATCCCGAAAAATTCGATGGAAGCTTTTCAGGGTGCTGTTATGCAAAATATGGAGCGAATTATGGCTACTCCAGACGATGCTGGAGGAATGGGTGTTGAACAAATGCGAGCTAACAGAGATAAAGCTTTATCTTTAGACAAAGCCTTTAGAGATGCTGGAGAAAATTTAGGGAATGTCAGAGCTAAACATACTAAAAAAGGATTCCTTGGTTTCGGAGGGATGGATGAAGAAGATGAAGCCAAGATTGCAGAAGCAGAAAGAGAATTAGAAATAGCTACATTAGATTTAGTTGGAAAAAGATTTAAAAGTGCGGGTTTAGAAGCAGAGTTCAATCAAAAAATGAAAGAGAACAGTGAAAAAGTCGCTGCTGCTCAATCAAAACTAGAAGCCGCTATAAATGAAAGATCAAAAGCAACAAAGGCGGCTGTTCGTAGAGCCGATTCAGAAAAAGAAAGTTTTGGTATAGCACAAGGATTAGCTTCTCAGATACAAGGACCGTTTGCTGGTGCTGCTAGATTAGCAGTTGATCAAGGTTCAACTTTTGCTGATTTAAATGTTTTACAAGCTCAGAAAGCTCAAGCTGAAGAGCAGCAAATGTTGCAAGAGGCTGGTCAGATGGGAGATATGACTTCAGAGGAAGCTGCTGCCGCAGTAAAAGACGCTGGAGATAAATTTAGGCAAGAGGCTATAAAAGCAGGGATAGGATTCAAAAACAAAATGGCTGAAATTGGTGAAATGCAAAAGCAAAACCAAAAAGCTTTAGCTGACTTAACTGCTCAAGAAATAAGTAATGCCCTTAATCTTACAAGAACAATTGGAAACGAGGGTGTAGACATACCTATGATGACTGAGCAAGCAGAGGCTATTGTTAGAGAAATGGAGAAAGGAGATAAGATGGACCCTAAAGAGTTAACACAGTTATTAGCAGAATTTGATGATCAAAACACAGGTATCAAGGTAGAGGACTTAATAAAAGAGTTGGGAGGATTTGATATGGAACAGATTAATGAGATGATTAAGAATGCTAATAAAGCAGTTCTAATGGAAGGCGCACAAGGTAGTGAGGCGACAGTTGCTGGAATGGTTGCAAATCAACCATATGATGATGATAAAAGAAAAGAGTTAGATCAAACTACTGCTGATCTAGATAAGCAACTAAAAATAGCAGAAGAAAACTGGGCTAGATTCTCTGAAGCTCCAGACACTTCAGATATAGCTTCAAGTATAGAGACTTTAGGAGAATCATTTGCTATTGCAGCTACCAATGCAGAAAGCTTAAAAGCTTTTGGAGAGAATATAAATCAAACAACAAATCAAACAGCAGAAGTTATCGCAGAGCTAAAAACATTAAACTCCAAAGTCATCGGCAAAATAAAACAATTAAGTGAAGAATTAGGTAATGCTCAATTAGAACAGGCAGCAGCACAAGATGACTATATGTCTAGAGATAGAATCACAGGAGACCCACCATCATAGTAGAAAATGGCAGCACTTATTGTTACAAATGTTTTATCTTCTGCTCTTGAGGTTAGTTATGAATACTTAAATCCTGATGAGCTTTTTGGATATACCGTAAGAGGAACATATGAGATAGACATATCTGATATAAATATAGAAACAAATGATACTACTTTGTTACAGGGTAGAGATGCTATAAAACACGCTTACGGGAGACCAAATATAGTAGCAAGAATTGGCGCTGATGATTATTTAAATGGTAGGATATCAAGTTATCGTTTTTCGGAGAACACATTAGTCGGTTCAGAAACAGTAACAATTAATATAGAAGAGGGCAGAAGGTTAGATGATTATTCATCAACACAATTTGCTAAATTTATACCTAATCCACAAGATGTAGAATCTTTTACAGAGAGTTATACTTTCGATAGGAATGGAGGTAATTATAATTCTGTAAGAAACATATCTTTGTCATATAAAAAAGACGCAGGTAATCAGTTTCTAAATGACGCTAAAACATTTTTAACTAATTATTATTTTGGTAATAGACCCACTCTTGGTTACCAAGAAGATGGAATATCTGAAAATGCTAGGATAGATAAAAATTTTAGAGGGCTAATCAGCGAAAACTATGATCTTATAAACCTGTCTGTTAGTTTAACAGAGAAGGTAAGTTCTTCATTTGTTGATTCCTCAAACAAGATTAGTAGAAAGCAGACTCAAGATTTACAGATTAGTGAACAAGGTTACTTAACTAAAATTCATAAAATACAATTAGAATCTTTAAGACTTGATTCCGAGAATGTTTTAACTTCTGCTATTGGAGAGATTGTGGATGAACTGAAAGCAGCAGAACAAGCTCAGTTTGGAAATCCTTTTTCTATATCAAAAGGCATATCTAAAGATGGCAATACAGCGTCCTTAACAGTTTCCTTTAGCACAGACCCAAACAAGTCTCAAGAAACGATAGAATCTTATTCAGGCACAGAGGTCAAAGCGGGTAGATTTAAAGAATATGATTTAGTTATAAAATATAATTCAGAGGGGAAGAACAATAGACAAAAATTTTTAAATTCAAAAAATGCTTGGGTTGCTGGGCAACAACTAAATATTCTAAGAATATCTAGACTGTTTTCACCAACTGTAGATATTTTCGAGAAGAGTAGATCAACAAACTTTGCTAAGACAGAAGGAATGGTTTCTGAAACCGTTAAATTTACAACTGATGATTCTTATAAAGAAAATGATGATGGAATTTTAAAGATTAAAAAAACATTAAACAAATCACATCAGATAAACAGAATAGACAAAGTATTTGATTTGGCTTCTTTAGAAGAACACGTTGTCCAAAATTCTTTAAAGACAGTGGGTTCAGCAACCGTTAGTGCAACAGCTACAGCCAGTCAAGGGGCAGGATTATATAAATCAAAAGAGGCTTTAGAGAGTAAGACATCTGAGTTTAATGATTTGGTTGATGAAGATATAATTCATATAACATCTGATACGATAAGCCATAATTTAGGAGATGGCAGTGCAACAAGAAAACTAAGTTATATTTTTATAGCAAATGCCTGAATCAGTTACATATGGATCATATACTTTTCCTACTCCTACTCCACTGGTAGGACAAGGGGTAAATCCTACCTATTTAAAGGGTAAGTTAGATTATTTTATAGAGAGTGTTGATTTAGTTGGTAATTTAACTGGAGAAAATTTAAGTGGTCTTCATTTACAAAAGATGAGGATGATTAGTGGTTTAATGCCAGAATATCAAACCTTATCAATAACTCATGGATCAAGCACCACGGGGTTTGCTTTCTCTAGGCCAGAAAGCATTAATTTTGCTAACTCAGATTTAACAACAGTTTTACCTTACTCTGTATCTTTTACTTGCTACAAGTCAGGAACTTTCTCTGAGTTTTTTGGTGTGGGCAGTCCTCAAGATGAATGGTCTTTTTCCGAAGAAGAGGGTAAAATTACAAATGTTACTCATACTGTTTCTGCTCAAGGCTTAAAAGTAGATTCAAAAGAACCATTAGTTAACGCTAGAAATTTTGTATCAGGCAGGATTGTTTCTGGTTGCTTAGATCTTAGTTTATTTCAAACTGGTGGTAATGCGTTTTTAATGTCTAGGAATGAGAGCATAGACAGATCAACGAACACTTATGGAATAACAGAAAATTACAAATACAGCACTAGCGAAAATCCTGTGACTGATTCTGGTATTTTTACAAGCAACACACAAATCTCTTATGACAAAGATGCAGGACTTAGTGTGAGTGTAAACGCTAGTATTCAAGGGTCTTTGGATGCAAACATTACAGGTGGATTGGTTCATACTGGTTTATTTACAGCAGATCAAGCTTCTGAAATAGCTCTTCAGGCGGTTGCCTCTTCTTTATCTGATTACGAAAGTGGAATCTATACCTTTATATCGACAGGAAGATCTCCTAATACAGTTAGTTATGCTATTGATACTGGTTCTAACAAGATTGATTTCGTATATAATTTTCAAGACCCAGATAATTTAGACCAAAGTGGTAATGTTTTGCATACTAAATCTTCTAGTGTGTCGGCAAGTAAGGATCAATCAACTGTAAATATAAGTGTTCAAGGACAATTTAGGTATAATAGTCCTTTTGAAATAATGGGGACAGGAGACCCAGCAACTGGACAAAGATTTATTGAAATAAATCAACAATACAGTGGTTTAGCAACTGGATCAGGGTTTTTCAATTTAGCAGTCGAGGCTCTTCAAGACTTTAGAGGAGATGCTACAGGTTATCATATTAGTGGCGATTATGTAAATCCAGAACCTTTATCTACGTCTGTTAATAAACAGCCAGCACAAAGTATTATAGATTATAGTTTTGAATTTGATAATAGAATTGATTTATCATCTGGAACTTTATCAGGCTTACAAGTAAGCACTACAGACAAGAAGCCTATTGAATTAAGTGGCATTGTTCCAAGCATAGGTGGTTTTGCTAAACAAAAGTTAATTAAAAGAACAATCGGAGAGTTTACTGTTTCGGCAACCTGTGAGGCATCGACAGGTGAATTGCAAACTTTAATAGATGTAGCAAGTGGCTATGCCACTGGAATTTTCTCTGCTGGGGAATCTAGTAGTTTAAATGATCAGACTATTTCTTATAATATGAGTAGATTTTATTAGTATGAGTCAGTCAGGATTACATTATTCTTTGAACCTTACCTTTGGGAACACTCAAAGGCTTTTGGTTCATTATGATTTTTCTGGTATGAGTGGCAGACATATTGGTAACGAGCTTGATGGAAGTTTAAATTATGGAGTAATAGAAAATTGTGATCCAGCTAATGATACAGGACTGTATAGTGGAGTTGTTGTTGGTGTTGGAGGAACAGTTGCTGCTGCCAAATTATTTACAACAGGAACTTTTTTAAATAACAATAAAGCAAACTTAGCTGCTTCTAACTTAAAAATTACAGGAACTAATTCAATACCTCTTTCAAACTGCTCTGCTTTAGTTGATTTTGAGTTTAACTCAGATGTAACTGACTGTGTTTTATTTGGATCATTAGAAAAAACATCTGATACAATAAATGATCAAGTTATAACTGGAGCTAAAGGTTATAATGTAGGGATCACCGATAGGGGAAAACTTTTTTATCAAGGATTTAATAAGAAAGGAGACTTTATCAAAACTTTTGATTCCGTTGAGTTATCAAAAAGAAATGTTATAAGTTTTTCTGTTGGCTCTAATAATGTCAGTTTTGCTAGAATGGATTACTTAAACAACTCCATACAAAGCGAAACATTTGATGTAGATACTTCTTTTATAGCAGAAAACGAAGAAATGTTTTTAGGAGGGTCTGATGAATATTTTAGAACAACTTCTGGAGAACAAATAAGTTCAAATGTAAGTTTAAATTCTTTTTGTTTGCTATCTGGGTATATTCCTCCAAGTGCTACATTTAGCTTGGGTAGCGGATTAGTTGGAAATTACTTCACAGGAATTGCTAGCCCAGCAACATTTAAACAACAAGTTACTGGATATAAACAGACCATCGTATATCAAACAGGAGTGACTGGTTATGATTATGATGGAACTGGCTCAATAAATATATCTACTGGAAGATATATGAGAACGGGGAACTTTTTCGGAGCAACCAGTGTTAACACTGGAGAGGGAGATAGATACTTTATTTATAGATCTTTTGACAGTGCTTTGTCTGACAGTGGAATAAAAAGTTTTGTAAAAGAAGAGGTGGGTTATCTGCATCCAAGTTCTGGATATCAGTATTCACCGACAGGAGATAAAAGCGCATTTGATACACTAGGTTTAGTTGGGGTAGATGGCGCTGTGACAGAGTATGCAGAGCAGGTAGGAATATCAGGTGCTGGAACTGTTGCTGTTCAATTATATGCATCAAGAATGCTTACTGGAGTTACATCTGGTATTAGCGGAGTTATTCAAGAGCCATTGGCTGATTCTATTATTGATAGGCCAGCGGTCTTAAATTCAGGCATTAGGATGAACGTAAATTCTATTAACTTTAAAAAAGATTATATTTATTACTTGGGAGAAAGGTTATGATTTACGACTATATTATATCTACAGGAGACATCACTCTTTCAGGTTGTAATTCATCTGATTTAGGGACAGATACATTTAAAAAGACTAATGTTAAAGCTGGTGGAACAGCGGGATCATTTTTCTTTGATCCGTCTTTGTTTACAGGAAAACAAGAAATTCAATTAAGCGTAAATGGTCAGAATTTTTTCCAAGAAATACCAGCAACAGGTCAAGCCACAAATGAAATTGTATTTTCTATAAATACTGGAGATTTCTTTATAAAAGGACAAGAGGCTGATTTGTTGGATAGAAGTAAGTTTTTCTTTGCTAGCGCAAATTCTGTTGGGTTCGATTCTTCTCTTAAATATGACATCACAACAGGTGGCATGTTTGTTGGCACTGGTGATTTAGGTGCATCGCTAGCTACAAATATTAAAGTTCGTTACGCTTCTTCTGTCTTTTCTGAATATGATTATTTTTTAAATGGTCAAAAAGTTTACAGCGGAGATGGAGTAAAAGATGCCGCTGGAACTTCTTTTGATTTAACTTTTTCTGTAGGTGCTGGAGTAGTCACTAGTGATAATAAAAATGAATTTAAATACGTAGCATATAGAAAAAAACCTAAAACAACATCTCTAACTGGATTGATAGCAGATATCACTGGGACTGGCTTTATAGAAGGAAGGACGAACTTATACCTGAACGGAATACAAGAATTTCAAAATAGCTATCTTGAGCTATTTACAGGTGTAAATATGATTAAGCTGGGTTTCAACGCCGAAATAAGCGGAGGATTACCACTTAACACTAGGGAAAGCTCATTAACATTATAATGGAGACAATTACTAACATAAGTTTAAATTTCACGAATGGCGGCGGTGGTCATAGCGCTCAAGTGAATACTGTTTTGAACGCACAAAATGTTCAAAATGGAGAAACTATAGGAAGTGTTATTGGAGAAGCTGGAGAAACAAGCGCTTTTTCAAACGAAAAAATTTCAGAAATGCTTCAAAACTTTGTTTGTGTTTCTAAAACAAAATCTGCAAATGCAACCTCAAAAGGTGTTTCTAGAAAATATGTCGATAAGACTACTCTGGCCTTGCAATCCATAGTCGTTTTATTGAGAGGTCAAAATTGTTCTCCTAGAGAAGATTTAGAATTTGAATCAGAGGTTCCATATTTTAGCGAAGTTTCAAACGCTCCTATAATCAGAGATAGCCAAGGTAGGGATTTTCCTTTTCCTTCTTTAGATCCGATTAGAAAAGAATCCTTAATAATAGCAGGAAGAATTTATAATTATGAATCTGCTGCGATGTTTAACGGTGTTAAAATTTCTTTAGTTTACAATGATGGTAAGCTAAAAGAAGATTTTTGTTTAAATGTGGATGAAGTCAGTGATTTATATAAAGCGGCTCCAGACCTTTCTCAATATGATTTAAAATATGGTTATACATTCAATGAGTTTTTAAAAATTATTGAGCTTGCTGGATTGAAAATTAGGAATGTTCCTATCGGTGAAACTCAAGAGCAAGAAGACATAAGAAAGAAAATTCTTTTTGAATCTAGTGGGACACTACATAGTGTTGTTTCGAGCGTATGTTCTTATTTGGGATATTATTGGTATATAGATCCTAAGAATGGAGAAATTGTAATGTTAAGTAGTGAGGAGGCTGTAAGTATGGAAATACCTGACCATACAGAAACAACAGACGAAAATATTATAAATGCTTCTTTTACTGACAATGCTCAAATGAGCAAGCTTGTTAATGTCTATACAGGAACAACTGATAAGCCAGAAGATAAATCACCTAAAGATGATGATAGACCAAAACCTATATTCTTTAAAAGATATAGAATAGATACAGAGCAAGAGTTTAAGGATCTAAAAATGAACCAAACAACTCTGGGAGCCTTCTTTGCTTTGTTTAATCAAGGAGCCTCAACAGAGGTTTTTGATATGTATCTTTTTTGGTTATTATCAGTATTAAAAAGAGATTTAAAAATAGGAAAAATAAAAGAAGTTTTTGGAGAAAACATTGAACTCGGAGAGCTTTATAAAAAAGGTAAGGATGCTGGTAATGATACTCTTTTGCCATTTAATAATCAAATTTGGAATTGGGGTCCAAGAAAAGGAAACGGAGGTAATCCTTGTATTTTCGCGTCAGCTTTAGCAAAAAAAGAAGAACTCGCAGCAGGAACAAAGCTTACAGATAAAGATGGGAATGATTTAAATAGGACTGTTAACAAATTCCAATACATTTTATGTAATTCGTCTATAAGAAAACCTCTTCCTAAAGGATCTACTACTGATTTATTTCCTTTTCTAAGAGCTTATTTTGCAATTGCTGGAGGAATTTATATTTCTAATGGATATAGCGAATATAAAGCGGATAGAATGGAGTTTCAAAATGCAAACAATATCACTGTTCTTGGGCCATTTAAAGGAACGACAAAAATAAAAGATATAAAAGATTTATCTGATGTCTATGATATTCTTGATATCTTAAAAATTGGAGGTAAAACAGTAGAAGATATAGCAAATGCAACAAAAGGCGATGCAAAATCTATTACTGTAAATAAAAACTTTTTTATAGCTATAAGAAACATAAAAAAGCTAGAAAGATTTAATGGAGAGTTACTGCCGAATATGGCAGATTTAAGCATCTTTAAAAATCTAGAATTTTTTGAAAATGCTAGGAAGCCTAAAAAATTATGGATGGGTGGGATGAAGGGAGTTATCCTTGAAACAGGAGAATTAAAAAATATATTTAATCAATCCATAGCTAATTTTAAAGCCGCTGTTGAATTTCCTCAAGGGGATAAAAATGGAAAATCTCTTAGGCTAGAATATATAAGAAGAAAAACAAGGGTAAATAAAAAACCCGAGGATGGTGAAGAAAAAGAAGATGATGAATTAGCTGGAGGGACAGAATCTCAAAATAAAATGTCAGAACTCTTTGACAGGTTTGATTTTAAATATTTTTCCGTAGTTGCACCAGAATATGATAGGCTAAATAAACTTTCTTTATCTTCTTTATCTGGATCTACTGTCGAGATGAAAGCTTTGAAGCAAGTTAGAGAAAAATATTCTGATGTTTCTGAGTCTCCCAAAAGTTCTTCAAGAACTTTATATGGATTACACATACCAGAGTTCAAACCTACAATGAACTCTATAAATATAAATGTAACTTCACAAGGTATACAAACTACAATTAGTGAATCAACATTTACATTGATACCTCCAGATCAAAATATACTTTCAAATACAGCGAGTGAAATATCCTTGAACAATGGTAATTTCGCCTCTTTCCTATCAGCGGGGCAAAAGAATTACTTTAAAATATAATTTATTTTTTGCAGATAGCAATGAGCTTCCTGCATTCTTTGGCTGGAATATCGTCATAACAATTCCAATTTGCCGCTTCTTCGTTCTTGTAGATTTCTTCCTTCCAGAAGGTTCTGAGGAGCTTTTTGAAGTCTTCAAAGGAGTTTACTCCATTTTCTTCGTCCAAAGCCTTCTGGAGCGTTCCTGCTGGCGTTAATGGCAACATAGCGGAGTCACTGGAAGCATCATATTCAACAGTGTTAGAATTATTAGCTCCTTTTGATTTATCAATCTCATCTGCACCCACAATGTGGATATTGAGATAATTACGCACACAACGGACAAAAGCACGATTACAGGCTATTGTTTCTAGGAATTTAGCGCAGAAATTGTCTGTATTAGCAAGAGTAGCATTAGCATAGTCTTGATATGCTACTTCATCTTGTGTCTCGTAATTCTTATCCCAATTTATTGTGCATTTGGCTGTTACATATCCATCTGAAGGTTGAACTACATCAAAAGCTACTGTAGAATATCCTCTCATTTTGGCTAGCTCTTTAATCCCTCCAAGCATGATGAGAAGCTGCTTATCGGAAAGACCCTCTACAGAATTAGGGACATCTTTCTTTCTTGAGGTGAACCAATCCTTATTAGGGTAGAGAAACTCTTCTTTAATCATAGCTCTCCAGTTGACAGAGCCATCCTCGTTAAATTGATAGTCTACATTTTCAAGCAACCCATGCTCGTTTCGCTTGTAGATATCTGGTCCGTAGATCTTTTTTTCACTCATCTCCTTCAGTATAAACCCTAAAGAAATCTAAGTCAATATAAAATTGATCTAAATTTTTCCTAGCGTTTAAATCAAAAATGCTTTCATAAATAGTGTTTTCAACAACGATTTTTTTACCGCTTTTAATCTTAATCTTATTAATATCTATCTCTCCAATTGATTTTTTATTATTTTTTATTACCTCTTGAATGTCCAAATGATTTATTAAGAAATCAAAATTATCTGCTCTTTGTTTTGCTAGGTTTTCTTTTGATGTGCATACAATAACATGAGGAATAGAAGATTTTTTAATTTCTCTTAGAAACTCAGAATCAAAAGAGTCTGCTTTATAAATAATTTTATTTATCTTACCGCATTTTAGAAAGTTAGTTGAAATTGGTTTAGATATGGTTACCTCTACATTATTATTTTGTATAATATGTTTTAAGTTCTTTTCATTATGAGCATAGTCCATTCGGACATCTATTAAGGGCGCTCTAACATTACTTGGCGAAGTTGGTATGACTTCTACAAAATTAGAAGTATAGTTTTTGCCTATAAAAAGTGTTTTGTGTTTTATTTTTTCATTTATATCTAAAACATCTAAAACGCTTTGCGCTATTTGTTCTGGCTTTATAAAATTAATAGTTTTTGGGTTTTCTTCTAAAGAGAAAGATGGTTTTTTCCCATCTCTATGAGATTCTATTGTGACCGATTTGCTTTTGTTATTCCACAAAGGTGAGCAAGTGTTTGCATAAGTGTGAGCATAAATACCAACCACAGGCTTATCTAATGCAGAGGCTATGTGGACAGGAACGCTGTCGATGCCAACATGTGCTAAAGAGTTTTCTATGATGTATGCAGATTGTTTTAAGGACTGGGTGGGTATGTGGAAATCAACTCCTTCTATTGTTTCTTCTCCAAAAGCTCCAATTTGTATAACTTTAATGTTTTTTAACTTTGGTTTAAGTAAAGATAAAACATCAGACCACATATTATATTCCTTTGCTTGAACCTTTTTATCATTATGGATTGTGATGTATTGATCATGTAAGACTGGAAAGTAATGTGGTTTCAATACAGGCTTACCTATCTTGACTCCGCAAGATTTTGCATATTCTTCTGCTAGGTGACTCATTTGTAAAGTTAGTTATATTTTTCAAAAACATCTATTATGTTTTGAGCTATAGAAAATTTAGAAAATTTGTTTTGTATTTGTGAAGAGTATTCTTCTACTATTATATTATGATAGTAGTCAAAGTGATTTATTAAAGAAGAATATCTTGATATAAAAGATTCTTTTGTCGGCTCGCATACGCAAAAATCTGGACAAAGCTTTGAATTAGGATTGTCGCTACAAACTAAAGGAATAGCTCCGCAAACCATTGCTTCTAAAGGAGGTAACCCTAAACCTTCAAAAATAGAAGGGAAGGCTAAAATTTTTGAACAGTTATAGAGATTGTTTAAAGAAAGGTCATCTACTAAACCTAAGTATTTGTTTGTAAGTCCTTCATCATTTTTCAACAAAACCTCTTGAGGTCCAACTAAAGTGCATCTACTTATTATACTTTTTAAAAATAAAAATCTTTTATTAGGATCGCTGGCTCTACCAACATATAAGCAATCTACAACTCTTTCAGATTTGTCATAATTTTTATCGCGGAAAACATCTTTAATAGGATTCCATATAACATCAGAATCAAAACCTAAAAATTTAACTTGCTCTTGCACGGGAGGGCTTATGCAAGTTATAGCGTTAGCAGTTATTAGTTGTTCTTTTAATTTGTCTATAGGAAAATCTTTTACATATGGAGGTATATCCAATACATTAAAAATCTTAAATCCTTTTTTTGGCAGTTGAGATCCTCCTTCATAAAAAGCTGAATCTTTATGTTTTTCATCTTTTACGGTATAGTCGAAATTATTACAATAAACGAAATCATAATCGTCTCCACTTGTTATTGTATGCCCCAGTCCTTTGAATCCCTCTTCTAGACGATCAATTTGGCTCCACGGTTTTCTTGCGCCATAAAGTTTTACTTTATACTTACGGCGCTTGTTCATCTTAAATCAAATTGAGTTTTATCTTTACCATTATGTAGATAATTGAGTTGTCTTTGAGTTCCAATGTTTGGTAAAAATGCTATATCAAAATAGCCTTCGTGGTCTCCTCTTCCCTCTAAGAAAAGCAAGTTTTCGACTTGTTGTTGATAGGGCAATAATCTATGAACGCTTGGGTTATCTTCTATCATTTGATAGAATTGAGGCTTTGTGAACACGTAGATGTTTTTGTCTGGATATAATGATTTTAGATTTTCCATTAGAGAATTTAATATAAGTAAATCTCCAGCAGACTCTGGCAAAACAACTGCTATTCTATTTTCTACGCCCTCATCATCAAGAACATCCTCTAGGTTTAAAAGTTTTTCCTCTTCTTTTGGTTGCTCTTTTTCAACTGGCTTTTCTAATTTAAATAAAATTTCTTTTAATTTTTTAGCAATAGTTTGTGTGGAAAATTTCTCCTTTACATATTTGATTGCTTTTGTCGATAACTCCCATTTATCGACATCATCCATGTTGTAAACTTTATAAAGTTTATCTGCTATATCATTAGGACAGGTTGAAGCTTTTATGAATTGAGTTTGAGGTTCTCTATATTCATTCCATTTTAGAGGCACACCTCCATGTTCTTTATAACAAGAATCGGTGCCACAAGAATATTCAGTGACCAAGGTAATTAATCCAGCCGCTTTAGCTTCTTGAATTGGCAACTCTTGCCCTCCACTAGTAAATGGATGGCAATAAACGTCCATACAGTTATAAAGTTCATTAAGCTCTTTTTCTCCAATTCCTTTGAGACTACTTTTTGTTTTAAATGTTTTTTCTTTATTGCAGCTTGGGCAATTTTTATCTTCTCCCTGATATGGAGCTACATAGTAAAAATCACAAGAATGACAAACATAGGTTGATAAAACATCCTGTGGGTCGATATTCATTTCTCTAATATACCTAGGTATATCCCAGCCTGTTGCTGCTTCTCCCCAATCCGTATGCAATAAAAGTTTTGCTTTTACATCTGGATTATCTTGTTTGAATGTTTTAAATCCTTGTAAAAGGTTTGGGACAGATTTTCTTAATTGGTTTTTAAATACAAATCCAATTACAAAGCAATCATCTATACCAAATTTTTTTCTTATTTCTTTTCTATTATCTAATGGCCGAAAGTGACTGTAATCTATAGCCCCATGCAAGGTCTCTACATTTTTATGACCAAGCCTTTTCATCTCTTTCTCTGCGAATGATGCCCATACAAGCATTTTATCACATAGTGGCTCCATTTGTAGAGCTTGATCTAAAATGGGCATACTGTCTAAAGTTGTCCATAAAACTTTATTAATTTTATTCCACCAAGGTTTATTTTGATATTCTGTAAAAGCCCAAATATCCTCAACGCCCAGATAAACATCTGGTTTACATTTCTCTACGATTTCATCTATTGTATAGAAACCGTATTGAGCCATTCTTTCTTTAGGGCCGTCTCCTTGAATAGCTTGCAACACACTTGGATTGCTTGGGTGGGTTCCATAAGATTCCCAAGGTGTCACTAGGTCTGCCCCAAATTTAGCTCCGTTTCCAGCTTCAATAACCTCTATATCTGGATCGTTGTATAAAGCCAACAATATATTTTTGGCATTTTTACCAAAACCAGTAACAAGTCTACTATGATTAGAGTGAACTAATACTTTTAATTTTTTAGAATGGGACATCTGCGTCTTCTATATCTGGGATATCTTCTTTTTCTTCTCTAACTTGAGGTTTGTATGCATCTGCGACAACAAAAGATTCTAAAATATATTTTTTGAGAAGCTCTGATAAGACTTCTGTCTCTCCAGCTTCTAGTGGTAACTTGAATGTCATGGTGGAATTTCTTGTCACACTAACTCCAAATGCTGGAGTTTCATGCCAAGTGTCTCCATCTTTGCCCATGATTTTTCTTTTTTTATCCCAAGGTGTGAATTTAATAATTGTTGTATCGTCGTTTCTTCTATGAAATGCCACAAAGGGGATTCTAGTCTTAAATGAAGAAAGAACTTCTCCAGCTTCATTTGCTGAGAGCTTAATTGTTCCAGATTTTTCAGGGTTTTTGGCATTTTCTTTGAAGGAGCCGCTTTTTGTTTTGTCGTTCCAGCTATGCTGTTGAATCATAGAGACATACATAACTGCATTGCCTTTCTTGTCTTTTGCTAAATCAAAGCTAAATGCAGACCCTGTATTTTTAGAGTTTGGCTTATAAAGAGTAAATTTCATTGAATTCGTGTAATGTATTAAAGATAATCTATTGTATTATGCCTTTTAACAAAATTCAACCCGAACAAATCCAGTTAGCAACTTTTTTTAGTGATTCTGGAGATCTTGCTATCACTCAAAGTGATACTGGAGTTCAGATGAATATTTTCCGTGATTTAACTGGAGATTTTTCATTTACTGGTAATCTTCTAACAAATGGAAAACCAGTTCTAGGATTGGCTGCTACAGGAACAAACAGGTTCACCGTTAACAATGGGAGTTTTTTATTCAAGGGAACAAATACTCAAATAGAGGGATCTGGAAATATTGGAATAGTTGCTGATAGCACAACAATCAGTGGAGAAAACCAAGTCGCTTTAAATGCGACAAATACATCTTTTGTTGGCAGCGGTCAAAGGAACACTGCAATAGGTAGAAATATAACATTTGCTAAAAGCACCACAGGCAACCTTGTATTAAAAGATTTTTCAACTAGTTCTCAGACAGTAGATGCTAACAAAAATCATGGTTTATATGTTAGCTTCGAGACTGGTCATTTCTTTAATGATGGACACACCTACTTTGAAAAATCTATTTGTGTAGAAGATAGTGGTATATTTAGCGGGACTTTAGATGTTTTAAGTGATTCCTTCTTAAGTGGATCAACTATTGTAAATCAAGAATATCTAGAAAGACACGCAGGAGGATCACAAGATATATCTGGAACATATAAGTTCAACACAGGATTTCAACTCCCTAAATGGCAAGGTAATGGAAGTATTGCAGGTAGCGCAGCAGCACCAGCAACTGGAGCTTTAGCTATCTCTGGTAACACTCTGCTTGTTTATGTAGGTGACGGAGATTGGGGAGGTGTTCCCATTTCTGGAGGAGCGCCTTAATCGTAGTCTACTTTAATAGACTTGTTTTCAAACTTTTTAGCTTTCTCAGATGGGTGTTTTTTACCCACAGCTTTTTCGTAGTTTTCAAAATGTTTCTTTTTAACTGGGTCTACTCCTCCAGCTTTTTCTGCTCTTTTCTCGCTAAGTTCTGAAGAATAATCCATCATATCACCAAATGTTCCTTTCATATTTGATGTTTTTTCTAGAAAAGAATTACTATTAAATGGGTCTGAGTTTGATGAAATAGCAGCGTTTGGAGGAAGAAAAACCCTTTGCCATTCTACCCCATCTTTGGAGAATGTATGAGGATCATTCATTCCTTGAACAACTTCCTCATACACCTCCTCAGTGGGATGTTTGTAAACATAAATAGGCATTAGTTAATGCTAATTTTACGTTGTTCACTGACACATTTTTTGGGCATTGTGACCGTGAGTAAACCATTTTCAGTATCACAAGAGATGTCCTCTACTGATACAGCGCCATATAAATTTAATTTAAAATCCTTTTGACGCTTGTCATTTTTAGCTTTGATAATTAAATTATCGTTTGTTGCCGTAATATCAATGTCATCTTTGGCAAAGCCAGCAAGCTCAAATTCAGCACTGTATACATCGCCGCAGTCTTTAACATCAGCGTGTTTACTTGTTCCGAATGCATCAAAGAAGTTATCCAATAAGTGAGTATTTAATTTATAATTCATAATATATTACTATTAACATTTTTTATGCCGTTTCTAAATCACTGTATATATAGTCTAAAATAGAATCGACGGTTTTAGAATAGGTAAACTTGTCCCGCAATTTTGTCCCTTCTGTGTTATATTGTCCCGCTCTTTCGACAGCTTTATCGAATGCAGATAAGATATCCTCGCCGTTTAGTTTGTAGTATTGGCCTTGATTGAAAGGCATACCTTCTTTAAAGAAAAAGTTGTCATAGCATGGCTGTTTTCCGACAGGGTTAACCAAGATAGCGTTGTCTTCTGTAGCCCAATCTTTATGGGCAGTGCAATTACTAACAACAGACCATTTGCCTAAAGCCGTGGCGTTGAATGATGGTAAATTCCATCCCTCACCATTAGATAGGCCAGATAAATCTATATCAATTGCATTTAGTAAATCATTAACCTCTGAGTTAGTTTTTAGGTGAGGTAAAAAGTTTACATTGTTAAAATTTTGCCCTGATAAAGAAGAGTTTACGGCTTGCTGCATTTGTTCTTGATTTAAGAAGGGGTTACCAACTAAACAGCTAAGTTGATATTTTGGATTGTTTCCAAATTTTTGAGTCCAAAGCTTAATAATAGCTTGTGTATTTTTTCTCCTTTCAAACTTTCCAATAAGACCGAAGTGAATCGTATCTTTTAAATATTCTTTTTTTGTCTCATGGAAGTCTGGATCAAACCCTAGCGGTATATAAGAAACATTGTTACATCCTTTGCTTTTAAAAATTTCTGCCGCTTCTGAACAAGAAAAGAAAACGTGTTTTTGTAGTTTTACAATATTGATTTCTTCCTCAGTTGGAGAATCAACTTCATAAAAAGTATATAAATATTGATTTGGTAAAACTTTTTCAGAACCATTAATATGCCAAACTTTTAGAGAAGGAGATGTAGAATCTAATTTTTTCAATCTAGATGATGCTATATTAGCAACCCACTTTTTAAAATCGTCTGTTGTCTTATCATAAGCATCAAATTCACCTTTATCTCCAACAGGAAACAAAGAAACATCAATCTCTCTATCTTTTAAAACTCTTAGGAAATTTACAGATACATTTCCTAAACTCAAATTATTTACTGGGCCGTCAAAATTTAATTTTTTCATTCTCTATTCGTGAGCCAATTTCTTTAATAGCTTTATTATGAATGTTGATACATCCTTGCGCTGACAAGTTCAAAGTCTTAGCGACATCCTTCCAAGGTTTTAATTTGCCTCCTCTCCCACAAAAATATCTTTGGTGGAAGATTGTTTTTAATCTTTTATCTTTATGTTTGTTTATTAAATTAATTATCCTGCTAAAAGAATCATTTAATTTACATTCTTCATCAGGAGTATAGCCTTTGTCTTTTTGAGCAAATTGAACCTCTTCAAAATTAGCAGATATTCTACTATTTTTATTTTTGGTTTTTTGCGTAAGACACATGTATTTTGTTTTATTAGCTAAATGGGTCGAAAACTTAGCCTTGCTTTCGTCATACTCTAAAGCAGCCCTGTATATAACATAGTCTTTATCTTTCATAATATCAGAAACTTGGTTATGCGTTAAGCAGTTCATACCAAACTTCTTAAGCATATCCACATAAATACCTGAATGTCTAGATATCAACTCATCTAAGGCATCTTCGTCATTCTCTGCTTTAATCAGTGCTGTCAAGGCAGAATCTGTAAGATCTTCAATCAACTTCTCTAATATATGGCAAAAATCAAAAAAATCAATTAAAATTTTTTCTTGACACCTAAAAAAATAGGTCTAATCTACAAAAATCCAGCGTATGGGATACGAGCGTATAGGATACGTATTAAAATAATATTCCTTACGTTACCCATACGTTCATATTAATTTAATGAGCGAAGCTCTTTTTTTGGAAAAAAGACTTTGACCTAATTCTATCAGACCTCTAACATGTGTAACTTTACGAAATGATTTTTGAAGAACAAGTATCTAGGAAGCCAGACCACTACCCGTGGGCGCAGGAATTTATTGAGGCAATGCATAACGGGTTTTGGACTGATAAAGAGTTTAGTTTTACCAGTGATGTCCAAGATTTCACCGTAGAATTAAATGACACGGAGAGAGAGATGATTATAAGAACTCTCTCTGCTATTGGGCAAATTGAAGTAGCAGTGAAGAAATTTTGGAGTAAACTTGGAGATAACTTACCTCACCCGAGTTTAACAGACCTTGGTTATGTCATGGCAAATGTGGAAGTTATTCACAATAACGCTTACGAAAGGTTATTAAAAGTTTTAGGATTAGAGGAGGTCTTTGAGGAAAACCTGAAGTTAGATTTTATTGAGGGTAGAGTCAATTACTTAAGAAAATATAATCATCGGTTTTATAAGGATTCAAAGAAGCAATATGTTTATGCTCTGATTTTATTTACGCTTTTTGTAGAGAATGTCTCACTGTTTAGCCAGTTTTATGTAATTAATTGGTTTAACAGATATAGGAATGTTCTTAAGGATACTGGTCAGCAGGTAAAATATACTAGGAATGAAGAAAATATCCATGCTTTAGCAGGTATTAAAATCATCAATACAATTAGAGAAGAACATCCAGAACTTTTTGATGAAGGCTTAGAAGAAAAAATTCTAGAAGAGTCTAAAGCCGCATTTAAAGCCGAGTCAAACATGGTAGACTGGATGATTAACGGATATAACGAAAAAGGAATAAGCGCACCTATTTTAAAAGAATTTATTAAGAATAGAATTAACGAGTCATTAGAACAAATTGGCTTCAAGAAGGCATTTGATGTTGACAAGCAATTATTAGTGAATACAATTTGGTTTGAAGAGGAGTTGCTTGGGAATAACGCTACTGATTTCTTTCATACGCGCCCTGTAGAATATGCAAAAAACTCTCAAACATTTGACGCTGACGATTTATTTTAATGAAAGACTACTATTGGCTAAACGAAGATTCTAAACAATTCCTTGAAAGAGGCTATTTACAAAAAGGAGAAAGTCCTAAAAAAAGAATTAGGGCTATCGCAGAAGCCGCTGAAAAATATTTAAGGCAAAGCGGATTTGCAGATAAATTTGAGGACTACATGAAAAGAGGATTTTATTCTCTTGCAAGTCCAGTTTGGTCTAACTTTGGCAGGGATCGAGGTCTTCCAATTTCTTGTAACGGGGTTTATGTTGATGACAGAATGGACTCAATTCTTCACAAACAAGCAGAAGTTGGGATGCAAACAAAACATGGCTCTGGAACATCAGGATATTTTGGTGATTTGAGAGCTAGGGGCATTCCAATTAGTGTAGGAGGAGTTTCTGCTGGAGCGGTTTATTTCATGGAGCTATTTGATAAAGTTGCATCTATTGTTTCTCAAGGCCATGTAAGGAGAGGGTCTTTCGCAGCATATCTCCCTATAGATCATCCTGATATTGAGGAATTTTTAAGAATTAGAAGTGAAGGTAATCCTATACAAGAAATGTCTTTTGCTGTTTGCATTGATGATAAGTGGATGCAGTCAATGGTAGATGGTGACAAAGATAAAAGAAAGGTCTGGGCAAATGTAATTAAGAAAAGGTTTGAAACAGGATACCCATACATATTTTTTACAGACAATGCTAATAACAATGCTCCTCAAGCATATAAAGATAAGAAACTCAAAATTCATGCTTCTAATCTTTGCAGTGAGATAGCCTTACATTCATCAGAAGATGAGTCTTTTGTTTGTTGCTTATCTTCTTTAAATCTTCTCAGATGGGATGAAATAAAGGAAACTGATGCGGTTGAAACCTTAGTGCAATTTCTTGATGCAGTTATGGAGGAATATATCTATAAAACAGAAAATATTCCCTTCATGAAATCTTGTCATAACTTTGCGAAAAGACAGAGAGCTTTGGGTCTTGGGGTTCTTGGCTGGCACTCTTTATTACAATCTAAAAATATTTCTTTTGAGGGTTTGGAAGCTCAATTTCTAAATGCAGAAATTCACAATATTATTAGAGAGCGTTGCGACAGAGCTACATCAAAATTGGCAGAAGAATTTGGAGAGCCAGAACATCTTCGTGGATATGGAAGGCGCAATATGACTACGATGGCAATCGCTCCAACCACATCAAGCTCATTTATTCTCGGTCAAGTTTCTCCTTCTATTGAGCCATTAAATAGTAATTACTTTACTAAAGATTTAGCCAAGGGTAAATTTACATATAAAAATCCTCATCTAGAAGAACTTTTAGAAGAGAAGGGTAAAAATAATGCTACCACTTGGAAGTCAATTCTGCTGAAAGGAGGATCAGTTCAGCATTTGGATTTTCTGTCAGATCATGAAAAAGATGTATTTAAAACCTTTGGAGAAATATCTCAGAAGGAAATAGTAATACAAGCTGCTCAGAGACAAAAATATATTGATCAAGGTCAAAGCTTAAATGTTATGATTTCCCCGAAATGTCCACCAAAACAAGTAAGTGAATTACTTATATTTGGATGGGAACAAGGTGTGAAGAGTTTCTATTATCAGAGAAGTGCTAACCCTAGTCAAGAATTAGCTAGATCTATATTAAATTGCACTTCATGTGAAGGATAATTCCCTTTGTTATTTTTTGTGTGTATAAAGTCTACACTATGACTGACCTAGACACAGAAAACAAAGAGGAAAACGAAGATCCTGATTTTTATGCTGATGAAACTTTGGCCTATATTTTAGGCAAAATCAGCCAAGAGATTATTGAAGATTAGTTGACATAATATAGTCACGATCTTACAATAGGACAGGTCGAGGATTTATTTCCTTGAGGTCATAGTAGACCTCTGGGTCTACTTACCCTAGGCCCAGAGGTTTTATGTCTAAATTACCACTCAATCTTATTGTATTTAGCACCACTATGGGTCATGGTGGAAAGCATACTTATCAAGAGTGTATTGCTAAATTATTTGCTAACTTTAATCCTCAACTTTTTGAAAACAAAGTTCTTCATTTAAAATCAAGAGATGGAGAAGAAGATGTTGCAAATGAAATAAAATCATTTTGTTCTCCTTTAGGCATTAGAGTTATAGAATCAAAAGAAGATATAGTTCATCATTCAGAAAACCACCTATCTCATTCTGCTGGATATTTTAAAGATATTTATAAAGCTTATTCTGATCTAGAGGTAAGAAAAACAAAGTATTCTCTATGGCTTGAAGATGACTGGCTTTTTGAGATTCAGGATTCAAATTTAGAAGATGCATTTAAGGAATCCGTAGATTTTTTGGACAACAATCCAGATCAACTTTGTGTTAGATTTAATAGAGGAGAAAAATTTGGGGAACCCGATGGAAGCTTCTTGATTGAAAATGAGAATGAAAATATTTTCACACAAGCAATAAACTATACTCAGTATGGTCCAACTTTTACATTTCAGCCGAACATAAGTAGAACTAATGAAATATTTATAAGCTGGAAAATGGCTCAACAGTATTTAGATAAGCTTGGTTCTTATCACTGTGAATTAATGTCTGGAGATTTATTAAAAAATACTACAAATTCAGAAACTCCATTTTCGTTCTATAATCCACATAAAATTTATAGCAATCATATAGGATGAGACTTTGGCTTATAGGCATAACAACAGAGGGGCATAAAGAGGATCTTCAAGAATTATTGGAGCCTATAAAAGATCATTTTAATGGTTTAATCTGGACGTTTCATTATCCAAAAGACGAGGGTGCAGATTATCTAGAAGAAATTAAAGGAGAGGGAGAAATAATTTATACTAAGTGGTGCAATAGATTGGATTTTAGTAGAAACCATTCTTTATTCCAAGGGCCAATGAGGGTTGGTGATTGGTTCTTAACAATAGATACCTTAGAAAGATTATCTCCAGAGTTTACAAAAAACTTAAAAAACTTTTGTATAGATCTAGACAACCAAAGAGTTGATGGAGTCTACCTTTACAATAAGAGATTGTTATTTAAATTTAAAGAAAACACCGCATTTATTAATAATCCACATGAAGGTATTGTTGGATGCTCTAAAACACTAGAACTAACAAATCAACCTTTCTGGAAAGAGGAATATCAAAAAAATGTAAGAAGCGAAAAAAGACAAGATCCTTTATTTTACATTAAACATAATTTTAAATATTATTTATTCCCAAATACAAATCATTTAGTTTTAGGACTTGAACATGATCCAGACTTAATCAGAAAAAGATATGATTATAGGTCAAAATTTTTAAAAGAAGTATATGAAGAGGGCTTCTATCCTTTTTGTCCAGAATCAGTAAAGGAATGTTTATCAGGATTTTTAACAGATCAAATTAAAGAATGTATAAATTTCGATAAATTCTTAAACGACTGGTATCGTTATGAAATACTCGGACAAAGAGAAGGCTTTGTAGATAGCCATGACTTTAAACACGTTAAAGAGATTAAATTTTTATAATGAAGATTAGTATTTATTCAACAGCCTTTAATATTTTAGATAAAGGATTTAACCACAAGGATGCATTAGACAATTGGTTTTATTATGCAGATGAAGTTTGTATTGCAGTAAATAAAAGTATTGATGATACAGAGGATCAAATTAGAAAATATGGAGAAGAAAAAGGATATAATTTAAAAGTAGTTCCTGTAGACATATCTTATGAAGACCCTTTTTGTTATGGAAAAACAGAAGACTCAGCTTTACAGGCTTGCTCTGGAGACCTTTTAATTCAACAAAATTTAGATGAGAGGCTCGGAGGAGATCCAAAAACCATTAAGATGTTAGGAAAACAATTATTAAATAATGAAAGGTTTGCATCTTTATTTGTTCCAGTAATTAACCTCTACGGTGATTACGATCACTTCATTGATTTTGGGGCCAAGTGGTATATTCATAAAAGTGGCTTAAATAGAGGTCCAGTTAATTTTGGGATAAAAGAAGATGGTCGTCCTGATTACAATAAAACAAGCACAGATGAACTTATAGATGATTCTGGGAACTTGCTTGAAACATATCCGCTTTGCGATATACAAGATGTAAAACAAACTCTTAAGTATTGTCAGAGTGGCGCTCCATTTGTATATCACCTAGGATACATTGACCTTAAAGAAAGAGTTACAAGAAACAAATTTTGGAAAAACTTTTGGGAAGAGGCTACAGGCGGCGATTCAAACGATCACTCTCTAAGTGAGGATGAGTTAAATAGTAGAGGTAGGGTAAAACATAACTTAGAACTCTGGCAAACATTATGAAGATAGGACTCTTGTGTAACTTTTATGGATTTCCTGAATATACCGACAGGTGTCTAAAGCCTTGGTTGAATATAGAAGAAGTTGAAAAGGTGGCTGTTTCTAGTTACCAATACTCTGATTACGTAAAATGTGGGTGGGATTTTGATGACACAGAAACTCCCAAACAACTCTTAGAAGACTATAGAGGTTTTGTTAATTATATTTGCATAGGTAAAGATGGAGATGATTCCTTTTCAAGAAACGCTCCATTGCAACATCTAACAGCACATGATTTAGATTATGTTTGGCTTTTAGATCAAGATGAATTTTATTCAGAAGAACAGATTAAAAATACAATTAATTATATTAAAAATTCAAAAGATAGTTGCACATATAGAATAAACTTTAAAAATTTTGTTTTCACAGAAAGTCAATACGTAGAGGATTTTATAGCTCCTAGAATTTTTTCTGTCAAAATTAACGGGCAAAAATCCCTTAGTCATTTTTATTACGAAAATGATGTGGCGTATAATATCAATAATGAAATGATTGATTACAAGAACTTAAGCATGTCAGATATTCCTCAAGAGGAGTGTTATCCAGACCATTATTCTTGGGTGGGTTCTCCAGAATTTTTAAAAGCAAAAGTTAAATATCAGCTTAAAAGATATAATGGTATTTGTTCATACAAATGGGACGAAGAAAAAAACTCACTGTCTTTCAATGAAGATTTTTATTCTAGGTTTAAATTGGAAAAACCAGAAGTAAAACATATAGTATAGAATGAAAAAAGCTATAGTAACAGGGGGCGCTGGCTTCATCGGCTCTAACTTAGTTGATGACCTAATATCTAAAGGAATAGACGTTACAGTCATTGATAATGAGTCTAGTGATTGTAATGAAGAATTTTATTGGAATCCAGAATCTAACAACTACATTTTAGACATTTGTGATTACGACAGTATAAAGCCTTTATTTAAGAATGTTGATGTAGTTTTTCATGTTGCGGCAGAAGCAAGAATTCAACCTACTTTAGAAAACCCCATTTTAGCAGCGAAAACAAATTTCTTAGGAACATGCACAGTTTTACAGTGTGCAAAAGAGGCAGGAGTTAAGAGAGTTGTATACAGTTCAACTTCATCTGCTTATGGACTAAAAAATGACATTCCTAATGTTGAGATAATGAACAAAGATTGTCTTAATCCATATTCAGTAACCAAAGTTGGAGGAGAGGAACTTTGTAAAATGTATACAAATCTTTTTGGCCTTGAAACAGTATTTTTTAGATATTTTAATGTGTATGGAGAAAGACAGCCAATAAAAGGCCAATATGCTCCAGTCATAGGAATATTTCTTAGACAAAAGTCAAATGGTGAACCAATGACAGTTGTGGGAGATGGAGAGCAGAGAAGAGATTTTACACACGTTAAAGATGTTGTTAAGGCTAATATTTTAGCCGCAGACCTAGGAAATAAAAAAATAGTCGGAGAATTATTTAATATTGGAACTGGTAAAAATCATTCTATACTAGAAATCAAAGATTTAATTTCGGGTGATTTTATTCATATCCCTGAAAGAAAAGGTGAAGCAAGATTAACTTTAGCAAATAATGAAAAAGCTAAAATACTTTTAGGCTGGACACCAACAGTAGAATTAGAAGAATGGATAAAAACTGCATGAAAAAAGTAATAGTTACAGGTGTTACAGGTCAAGATGGTAGCCATATGGTGGACTATCTTTTAAATAACACAGAACACACAATTATTGGAGGAGTCCGTAGGCTGAGTGTTAAAAATCATGAAAATATAGAGCATTTATTAGGTAACCCTAGATTTTTTCTTATTGATTTAGATGTTACGGATGCGGAAAATATTGACAGAGTTATATCAAAACATAAACCAGATTTTTTTGTAAATTTTGCAGCCAATTCTTTTGTTGGGACAAGCTGGGAAATGCCTGTAAATCACATGCAGACTAACTGCATGGCTGTCCTACATCAATTGGAAGCCATAAGAAAACATGCTCCTCATTGTCGATACTATAATGCAGGTAGTTCTGAAGAGTTTGGTGATGTCATATGTGAGCCTCAATCAGAAAAACACCCACTTAGACCTAGAAGTCCATATGGAGCATCTAAATGTGCCGCTCGACACTTAGTTAAGGTTTACAGAGATTCTTATGACCTATATGCTGTTCAAGGGTGGCTTTTCAATCATGAGGGGACTAGAAGAGGAGTAGAGTTTGTGACTAGAAAAATAACACAAGCTGTTGCTCATATTGCTGCTGATTATGCTACAGAAGTTCCTTTTGACACTTTAAAATTAGGGAATGTCGAATCTAAAAGGGATTGGAGTGATTCAGAAGACTTTGTAGACGGCGTATGGAAAATGTTACATCAAGAAGAAAAACCAAAGGATTATGTGTTATCTTCTGATGAAACACACACAATTAAAGAGTTTGTGGAGGAAGCATTTAATTTTGCTGGTTTTCACAGATCAATCTGTAGATGGGAAGGGGAAGGGGTGGACACAAAATATTACCACGGAAACGACCTTCTTATGGAGGTAGATCCTAAATTTTACAGACCAGCAGAAGTAGACCTTCTTTTAGGAGACTCCACAAAGGCTAGAAGTGAACTTGGTTGGCAACCAAAAACTAATTTCATAAACCTTGTCCACAAAATGGTAAAACATGACATGGATCTATTGACTTAATCCGACATACAGTTACATTAACTGTATGCCAAGAGGTAAAAAGACCTGTCCATCTTGCAAAGCTATAGTTGGCGCTAGAGCCAAGATTTGCGATTGTGGTCACAAGTTTCTTCCCGCAAAAAAGAAACAAACAAAACCATTCTTTACAGAACGTCGAGAGTTCGTAAAAAGAATGCTTGCTGGCTCTAAAGCAAGTGACTGGAGAATGGAGATGCATACTGCCACCAAAGTTTTTGAGCAATTCAAAAATGATGTAGATTTTTTATCAAAAGTTAAGCCCCCTTTCGTATTTAAAAATACAATTAAATTCTTTTTAACTAAAGATGGCAAAGAGTATTTAGAAAAAAAATACAAAGAGTTTAATTATAAACCTCCAGAGAAAGATAAATTTGTTGACACCAAGGAAAAATTTGGTGAAGATATACTGAGTAAAAAGAAAAAAACATTAAGAGATTTTTTAAATGACTAAGATGAAGAAAAAAAGCGGATCAAAGGACTACACAGAAGCATTCCTCAAATCAAACAGAGATTATCACTACAATTTAGAGGAAGGAGCAGAACCATATCTAGTTTCCAGCGGATCTATGATTCTTGATCATGTTCTGGGCGGTGGTTTTGGTTCTGGTTTGCATAGATTTATTGGAGCTAACGAGGGAGGTAAAACAAATGAAGCCCTTCATGTTATGCACAATATGCTTAAAACTGTAGAGAACTCTAAAGGACTTTTTGTAATGGCTGAAGGGAGACTTAGCCAAGAGATTAAAGACAGAGCGGGGATTAAATTTGTTCAGTCAGCGGAAGAGTGGGATGTGGGAACATGTCTGGTTCTTGAGTGTCATATTATGGACACCATGATTGACTTTCTTAGAGGATTACTTAAAAACAATCCAGATAAAGAAAAGTTCTGTATTGTAATTGATAGTATGGATGGGTTGATTACAAAAGAAGATTTAGAAAAAGGATCTTCTGATGCTAGAAAGGTGGCAGGGGGAGCCTTGATGACTTCTGATTTCTTGAAAAGAATTAGTTTGGGTATGAGTAAATTTGGTCACATGTGCATTATGATCTCTCAAATAAGATCAAGTATTACTACTAGCATGTATGCTAAACAAGACCCGAACAATCAAACAGACAGCAGTGGTGGCAATGCAATTTTACATTATCCAGACTGGATTTTACAATTCAGAAAACAAAATAAAGGAGATAAGATTCTAGAGAAGCCAACAGAGCAAATTACTCCAGATAATAAGATTTATGGTCACAACGCAAAGGTTATGATTTTAAAATCAACCAATGAAGCCACAGGACAACTTGTGACTTATCCAATAAAGCATGGCCGAAAAAATGGTAGATCTATTTGGCTTGAGAGAGAAGTTGTTGACATGCTTTTGATGTGGGGTTACTTAGAGAAATCAGGAGCTTGGATCAAACTTGATGAGAAGATAAAAACTCATCTAAACAATAATAAGATCGAAACCAAAGATTCTTATCAAGGAATTAAATCCGTGTATGAATTTTTAGAGTCAGATGAAAAAATTACCTCGCTTCTTGTTGACTTTGTAAAAGAAAATATTCTTAAGCAATGATATTTTTGTGTTCCAATGGTCGAGAGAGAAAAATAAAAAACGTCAGTAAGTATCTTATTGACTGGGATTCCGATTGCAAAAGCGGAATACAAAAAGATGTAAAACAACAAATCAAGCCATACTGGTTTGCTGATGTTGTGTTTGAAGAGTTCCCCGTTGCGGGAACGAGAATGAGTTTAGACTTTTACAATTCTACTCAAAAAATAGCTATTGAAGTAGATGGCAATCAGCACTATAGATATAATCAATTTTTTCACTCCAACTCTCGCCAAAAGTTTTTGCATCAATTGCAGAGAGATGAAAAGAAAGAATATTTTTGTGAAATTAATAAAATAAAACTCATTAGAGTATTAGAGTCTGACGTTTTAGATTCTAAAAAATACCCAAAAAATTTGATAAAACTTTTAAAATGAAATTAGAAGAAGAAGAAAGCAGCGGAGGGATACCTCAATCTTTGCTAGATAAAGTTTACGACTCTACAGGATCAGCAAATGGCGGCAATAAGGGATTTATTTTACTTTATGTTAACAAAGAGGGTTGCCCCAGCATGACAAGTAAAACAGAAAATCCTTGTGTTGACATGGCTCTTGGTAAATTAATAGAGATGGCTATGAGCAAAAAAGATGACGATATCACTATATGATTTATTCCTTTGATCTAGAGAAAAAAGTATTAAGCGGTATTCTTCAGCACCAACACAAGTGGGAGGAGATATCTAGTTTTGTTAATGAAAGTGACTTTTATTCAGAGGACTCCAAGGTAAATGTATCTATATTTAAATTATTAAAAAATGCATTAGATAATGCAGAAAATATTGACGAGACAATTCTTGTCCAAAGAATACAGCAGCTTAAGGTTAGTTTTCCTGACAGTGTAGATATTGCTGAATATGTATTCTCGTTAGCTTTTTATAAAATTACAGAAAATATATTTTTAAGTTCTGTCAAAGAACTTAAGAAGTATACAGCCCGTAGAGAGATCTACTCTAGCTGTAAGAAGGTGGCATCATTTGTTAAGAATGCAGACCCAAATCTAAAATATGGTGAGCTTATAGAACAGTCTGATCAAATCTATAATAAAAACATTAAAGATTTTGAGATGACAGAATCTGGCCCAGTCAACTTGTTTGATATGATGGAGGAGCTTGTCGAAGATAGAGGTAATAATCCTGTAGAAGACTTTGGGATGCTTGGTCCTCACAAAAGAATTAATGAAATGTATGGATCTTTACTCCTCGCAGGTAACATATCTGTTATTGTCGCTAGATCAGGAGTAGGTAAAACAAACTTTTGCATGGACTATAGCACTAGGGTTTCTGCCGAACATGATGTCCCCGTGCTTCATTTTGATAACGGTGAGATGAGCGAAGAGGAGCTTATCTTCAGGCAATGCTCTGCAATGACAGGAATACCTGTATGGCTTCTACAGACAGGTAAATGGAGGACAACAGGATACAAAAATCTAACAGTAGAACAAGTCGTAGCTAAAGTCCGATCAGCTTGGAGTAAGATTAAAGACATGGAGTTTTATTACGAGAATGTCGCAGGTTTGTCTCCAGATGAGATGTGTTCTCTACTTAAAAGATTTTATTTCTCCAAGATAGGAAGAGGCAACCCTTTGATTTTTAGCTTTGACTATATTAAGAGTGACTTTGGTAGCATTGGCAAGGTTGATGGTTGGCAACAGGTTTCCTACATGGTTCACAAGTTCAAGCAGACTATCCAAAGAGACTTGTCTTTTGATGGTAAGCCATGTGTTTCAATGCTTACTTCCGTTCAATCTAACAGGCTAGGTATTACCAATAATAGAGGAGCAGGGGGCATAGTTGATGATGAAAGTGTTGTTTCATTGTCTGATGGAATCACCCAGTTCTGTTCACACCTTTTTCTACTAAGAAGAAAAGTTGCAGACGAGATACATGAAGAAGGAGCTAACTTTGGGACTCATAAACTGATCAATCTAAAATGCAGACACCTTGGCAAAGATGCTCTTAGAGCAATCCATCCAGTAGAAATGCCAGATGGAGCTAAGAAACAAAATTTTATAAATTTAAATATAGAAAACTTTAGGATTACAGAATGCGGAGATTTACAAGATATTGTAAATTCTTTTAATGGTGATGGTGTAGAGGTAAACACAAACGAGGCAGAAGAGATACCAATTAATCTTAGAGTCTAATGAATTATAAAGAAGTATTAGAGAACCTTGGGTATCGCCTCAAGGATCATGGATCATATTGGAGGACAAATGCAGTATATAGATCTGGCGATAACTCTACAGCACTTCAAATTTACAAAGACACTGGAGTGTGGAAGGACTATGTTGAAGACTCTCAATTTATGCCTTTTGAGGCTTTACTCCAGAAAACCTTAAACACTAAAGACCCTAATGCGGTAAAGCACTATTTGAAAGATAATGGTGTAAATATAGGTGCAAGAATCAAACAAAAGCACTTATTGAAAGAAGAAAAAACATTTTCTACGAAAGTATTAAGTCGCCTTGTCCCTCATCACGACTTTTACCTAGAAAAAGGTATTAGCAAAGAAACTCTTGAGGATTTTAAGTGCGGGTTGGCAATGTCTGGCAAAATGTATCAGAGAATAATTTTTCCTGTATTTAGGAAGGATGGAAGAATACATGGTTTTTCTGGTAGAAAAGTGACTAATGACGATAGACCGAAATGGTTGCACATGGGTAAATCATCATCTTGGTTCTTCCCATATTACAATATAGACAAAGTTAAACAGGCTATAGAAGAAAAGGAAGCTGTTCACATTGTAGAGTCTGTAGGAGATTGTTTATCTCTATATAACAATGGCGTAAAAAATGTTCTTGTTTCTTTTGGTTTGAATATCTCGCCAAAGTTTATAGCAAGACTATCACTACTCCCAATAAAAAAAGTTTTTATATCATTTAATAATGATCACACCTCCTCTGTAAATAGAGGCTTTGAAGGTGCAATTAAATCTATTTTTAAATTGGTTGACTCAATTGATTTTGACAAAATATATTTCATACCCCCAGAAGAAAACGACTTTGGAGAAATGACCAAAGATCAAATAGAAAAATACGCTTCAGATTGTTATAATATACAACATCAAGAATCCATGTCTAAAATCATAAAGATTGCAAAAGGCATGAATAAGAGAGGTGTAAACAAAAGTTTTTCTTCTTCTTTTGCAAAGCTTGTAAAGAAAAACTCATTTCATTATGACGAATTCTGAGAACAAGCCTCTATCTGCATCACGTATAAAGACGCTTCAAACATGCTCTTGGCAATACTGGTGTAAATATCACTTAAAGCTGCCTGATAAAGCGAACGAGGGCAGCTTGCGAGGAACTATTTGCCATGCTGTATTTGAAAATTTAGGCAACCCAAAACACAGGAAACACTATACAAGAATAGTAAAAACACAAAATGCTTACGCTTCTCCTCCTGTCAAAAGGATGATAGAGGATTATGCTAAAAAACATGGTATAGATGATTTTGAGAACATGGATCTCATAAATCAAATGACAGTAGAGGGGTTAAATTTTGACTTCTTTGGTGATAAGAATGGCAAGCCAACTGAATCAATAAGTGAAAAAGATTTTGATATTTCTGTTACAGAAGGAGGTAAAAACTACAGAATATTAGGGTTTATTGATAAGTTGTTTTTATTCAAGAGGAAGAAAGAAGCTATTATCAGAGATTTTAAAACATCAAAGCAAATATTTTCAGGCAAAGACTACACAGACAACATGCAGAACTTAATGTATTGCTTGGCTGTAAAACACTTATACCCAGAGTTCTTGAAAAGAAAGATGGAGTTTCTGTTTTTAAAGTTTGATTGCAACAACGAAGGGAATTGCACTATGGACCCCCTAGAAGACGATGAACTTGAGGGTTTTGAATATTTTTTAACAGAGGTCCAACAAATTATTAATAATTTTAATGAGGTATCAGCTTCTAAAAATTTAGCCTTTGATAAGGGCTACCTTGATAGGGATGCTGGGTTTGCTGGCAAGGTTGTTTGTGGTAGAGCAGACTACGCAGGACAGCTTAAAAAAGATGGGACTCCAATGTGGCACTGTCCATTCAAGTTCCCTAGAACCTATTATGTTTTAGTAAATGAAAAAGGAGAGTGGGTGGGGTCTGCTGATTACAAAAAAGATCTCAAAGAAAAAGCCGTAGGAGGTCTAAAGATAGAAAAGGCAAAATATGATGGATGCCCTGCTTTTTCCTTTGACAAACCTATGGAACTCTTGTAACATACAAGAGTGATACCATTATTTAAAAGCACCTTCAGTATCGGAAGATCATTGTTGCGGGTTGAGGATTTAGTAGACATTGCACAAAGCGGTGATGTTAAGAAAATGATTTTAGTAGAAGATAACTTCTACGGATTCAGGGTAATAAATAAAGCATTTCTTCACATAGAAGTTCCTATGGTCTATGGAGTTAAGTTGCCTGTTGTTCAGTCCAGTATTACTGAAAAGCCCAGTAAATTAATTTTCTTCCCTAAAAACAATAAAGGCGTAGCTGTTGCTAGAAACCTTTATACTAAATGCTTTACAAGCGTAGGAGAATATTTAAATATGTCAGATCTGGGCAAAGGAGAGCTTGATGACATTAGTATTGGAGTTCCATTTTATGACTCATATGTGTTTAACAATATTTTTCATTTTGGCATGTGCGATCTTTCGCTAGACAAGTATGACCACTTTTACATAGAGGAATCTAATAATCACCCATTTGATTTCCAAATTAGCGCAGCTTTGAAAAAGCTAAATGTAAAAACAGAAAAAGCAAAAAGCATTTACTACAGAGATAAAGAAGACTTTCAAGCCTTCCAAATGTATAAAGCTATTTGTAATCGTAAGCAGGGCAGAGTCCCCACTTATACCAACCCAAGACTCAACGACTTTTGTTCTGACGAGTTTAGCTATGAATCTTTTTTAGAAAATGTTGCCAAGTAATCAAAAATATTTAGTATTCGACACAGAGACAGAAGGTTTAAATTTACACTCTTCTAAAACTTGGCAGTTATCTTGGATAATTTGTCAAGGAAACAAAGTGTTAGAAACACACGATAAGTTCATAAAACATAAAGAGTTAAATATACCAGAGGTTGTTAGAAAGCTAACGGGCTTTGATTGGGACAAATATAACTCTAAAGCAGAATCTTTGATTTCTGTTTGGTCAAAGTTTGAGAAGTATTTATTTGATCCACAGTATATTGTAGTAGGGCAAAACCTACTTGGGTTTGATGTTTACATGGTGTCTCATTTACAAAGGATGCTTGGACAACAGCCAGATTATTCTTATTTACCAAGAATATATGACACAAGAGCTTTAGCCAAGGCATATAGGGAAGAGCTAGATAAACCTAGAGGTGATTTGTTAAGCTGGCAGTATAAAATAATAAACGATAGAACCCTAAAAGCAAAGGTTTCACAAAACCAATTACTAAAGTTTTTTGATATAGATTTTGAAGAGGATAAACTTCATGATGCTCTTTATGACATCAAAATGTGTTATAAAGTTTTCTTGAAACTTAAGAAGCACATGGATCTGTAATGTTTGAAGACTTTGAACCATACGATGATTGTGAACCTGCGGGAGTAGATCTTCCCAAAACAATCGTTGACCCGACTAAACTAGAAGAAATTGGCCTTGGACCCGATAGTTCGACAAAAGATATTCTATATGAGCTTGCTAGAAAAGGCTTGAGAGACAAAGGTATCACAAAATACGAAAATAAAACAGTTTACTTTGAAAGAGCAAAACAAGAACTTGAGACATTTGAGGAACTTGGGTTTACAGATTATATTCTGCTCAACTGGGATGTTTTAAATTTTTGTCATGACAATAATATACCTACTGGTGCTGGTAGAGGCTCTGCTGCTGGCTCTCTTGTTCTATTTCTCCTTGGCGTAACCAATATCGACCCTATCCCTCACGATCTTTTCTTCGAGAGATTTGTGTCTAAATCACGGGCCAAAAAAGTTACTGACAAAAGGGGCAAAGAGTTCCTTGTAGGAAGTCTTTTGCCTGACGTTGATTCAGACATATCTTATGATCAAAGATATAAAGTAATTCAATACATTGAGCGTAAACACGAAGGCAGGACTGCTAAAATATTAACATTTAATACTTTTAGTTCAAAGCTTTGTATAAGAGAAGCTACAAAATATTTTGACGAGGCTAAAGAGGATGAGGCTAATCAAGTCTCTGATATGATACCAAAGCTACACGGTGTTGTTTTCCCCTTAAAACAAGCTAGAGACGAGACTGACAAATTTAAAAAGTGGGTTAAAAACCATGAGATGACCTTTAAAAATGCTTTAAAAATAGAAAACCTACCGAAAAATACAGGAGTTCACCCATCAGGTATCGCTATTTGTTCAGAGAGCATTGAAAATATTGTTCCTCTACAAAAAACAAAAGACGGAGACTTGGTTACTGGCTATGACATGAACGATGTCGCAGACCTTATGGTTAAGTTTGATATTCTTGGTTTGAGAACTTTAACAATCGCTCATAAAACCTGCGAGAAAGTTGGGATCAATATAGAAGACATAGATGCTAATAACGAGATGATCTATGAGATACTGCAAGATTTTAAGCATCCTATGGGGTTGTTTCAAATTTCTGCTGAGACAAACTTTAAGGTTTGCAGAGAGATAAAACCAAAAGATATAAACGAGCTTTCTGATGTCGTCGCTTTGGCTAGACCTGCTGCACTTGAGTTTGTTGGAGTATACAAAACACAAAAAGATTTTCCTTCTCAGTTAGATTTGAATCCAGAACTTGATTCTATCTTGTCTTGGTCAAAGAATGTGATCCTTTATCAAGAACAGTTGATGCAGATTGCTCACAAAGTTTTCGGACTAACACTTGAGGAGGCAGAAGTCTTAAGAAGAATTGTAGGTAAGAAAAAAGTAGAGGAGATGCCAAAATGGAAAGATAGAATTTATGATGCGGCAGAATCAAGAGATTTAACAGAAGAGATTGCAGACTTTTATTGGAACTCTCTAGTTGCAGCCTCTCACTATTCATTCAATAAGTCACATAGTTTTGCTTATGCTGATCTTGCTGCTAAAACAGTTTATCTAAAACACAAATATCCTCATGAATTTTTCTTATCTATTCTTGAGTGTGCTGAGTTTGACCCAGAACCATTGCAAACAATCTCTGGAGTAAATGAAGAACTTCCAGATTTTGGGATGAAAATGCTACCGCCTTGTTTATACAAGTCTGATTTTGATTTCACTATTGAAGATGGCAATATTCGTTATGGATTAAATAGTATTAAGGGCATCTCTCTCAAATCAATACAAAGTCTTATTGATTTCAGAGGCATGGAGTTTAACAATAAGTATGAAGTTTTCTTGGCTGCAAAGCAGTGCGGTATCAACATATCAATCCTTGCTGCCTTAATCCAAGCTGGGACAATGGATCATGCGAGAACTAACAGGACTCGCATGGTCCTTGAGGCTCAAGCTTTTAATCTTCTTACTGATAGAGAGAAGAGAAACTTTTGTAAAATCGGAGATAGGTTTGGTTATGATATACTAAATGCAATATCAGAGGTTATAGAAAAACAAACTCTTGGAGACGACAACAGACCAATCATGTCCGAAAAGAGATTTAAAACATTTAAAAGTAAATTTGACCAGTATAAAAAAATATACAATCAGAATAGAAAACATGAAATGTTTGCCAAGTGGAGATACGAAAGCTCTCTTCTTGGATATAGTTACTCCCATAATCTTCGAGAATGCTTTCAAGACAGATATTCATCATTGATAGATTTAAAACAAACAGAAGATCTTGTAGATAGACAAAACTTCCAAGTCGTGGGTGAGGTAAAAGATTTCTTTACCAGAACATCTCAGAATGGTAACAAATACATGATGATTTCAATTTGTGATAATACAGCCACAAAAAACTTTCTATTCATGGATAACGCAAGAGAAGAGAGGCTTTCTGACTTCTTAAGAAGTGGATATAAGTTAGCTAAAAATAAAGTGATTGTTCTCAATGGGTCAAAAAGCAGAGACACATTTTTTGTAGATAATATCAACCCAGTTGAGACAAATATTTACATGAAGTTAAGAGAAGCTAAAAATGCTTAATTTACCCCTTACCCCACATATACAAGGAGTTCTTGAGAAGACAAAAGAACTTGCAGGTATTTTGCACAGAAACGGAGCAGATGTTGACTTGCTCTTCCATTGTTTTTTGAGTGATTTAAGTCAATCATGCTCTTCTATCTTTAAAAAAGTAAATATAGATCCTAAAGACTTGCTAAAGGAGTCTAGAAGCGTCTTGAGCAAAAAGCGCAAGAATAAACACTCTAAAAAGACTTTAAAAACGGATACAAGAAAACTTTTAAAAGAAGTAGAAACAATCTGTAAAGAAAACTTTAAGTTAGATTACATAGCCCCTGAAGTAATCCTTATGGTTTTCTTTGATGACTGCCATTATCCAAAGGTTATAAAAAATCTTTTTCCAAAAGGTGATGAAGATTCAGATGAAGTGTTTTTGGGTTTTATTACTGAGTGTTCTTTAGTTGTAAAAGATTTTGATCCAGTAACCACCTCTTCCATTATGAACGTGGAAACTCCAGAGGACTGGATTGACATGTTTGATAAGAACGAAATTTTGTGTCAGTTTGCAGAAAATTTAAATCTAAAAGCACTAAATAACGAGTTTGATAAAATTGTAGATTTTGACGGCAAGATTGATGAAGTGGCAACAATTCTCTGTAGAAAAAAGAAACCAAATGCTCTTTTAGTTGGTCCAGCAGGAACAGGGAAAACATCTCTAGTAGAAGGGTTAGCTTGTAAAATTGTAGCGGGAGATGCGCCCGAACTTATTGCTAACAAAGTAATATATTCTGTTAGTTTATCCAGCATGGTTGCTGGCACGGAATATAGAGGTCAGTTTGAGAAGAGACTAGAAGATTTTGTAAATGAAGCTAAAAAATATAGCAACCTAATTTTGTTTATAGATGAGGTCCATACATTGATTGGAGCAGGAGGAGCCAATAACAACTCTTTAGAAGCCTCTAATATACTAAAGCCAGAGCTAGCCAGAGGGACAATAAGCTGCATTGGAGCTACCACCATCAACGAATATACAAATACAATCAAAAAAGATACGGCGCTAGACCGTAGGTTTGAACGGGTAATAATCAGAGAGCCATCTAGGTTTCAAATGGAAGAGATTTTACCTACGATAGTTTCTTATTATGAAAATTTTCACACCATTACATATAGTGATGAATTCCTAGACAACATAATCGGTTACTGTGAAAAATATATACCAAATAAGTTTTATCCAGATAAAGCAATAGACATTATTGATCATTGTGGAGCGCAAGCAAAAGTAAATTTTTGGCATGTTACACCTTCAATCAAAAGTCAGCAGGAACAAACTATGGCTGCTGCTTTAGACCCAGAAAAAGATCACACAAAACTTTTAGAGAAACTAAATGAAAGTTTAGAAAAATGGACCGAGGGAGTATCAGATATGATACCAGAGGTAAAACTCTGCCACCTAAAAGATTTCTTTAAGAAGAAAACAAACCCTCTTAATAATCAAGATACAGTAGAAAAAGTTTTTTCTTGCGTTAGTAAATCTCTTGTTGGTCAAGATGAACTACTACAAAAATTAAAAGACAAAATTATTCTTTCTGGTCTGGGCATTAAAAAGACAGATAACTTTTCTGCTCCAGAATGCTATGTCGTTAGCGGTTCAAGGTTTAGTGGTAAATCTTATTTTATGGACTTGTTCAAAGACACTCTGCAAAAACATGGAATAAATGTTTTATCTTACAGTGGAGTTCATTTCGCAGATGCTTTCGCGCCACATAAAATTGCTACATCTCAAGGAAACAATACTTCTATATGTGAAAAGGTTTTGATATCGCCAAACAGCGTAATTATTATAGATGATTTTCATAAAGTCGATAACTCCGCAATACCTCTATTTAACCAAATATTTAAACATGGTAAATTTCAGATGAGCAATGGAGACATGGCTGATTTTACAAACTGTAAAATATTCTTAACAAGCGATATCTCTAACAGTCAGTTATCAATGGGATTCCAAGGTGTCGCCTCAGATAAAGACAATTTGATGATACATCCAGACATACTATCTCTTGTAGATGAGTGTTTCCCTCTTAAACAAATTGACGAGAAGGGCTTGAGGAGACTTTTATGGATGAAATTAAAAAGATTAAAAAATAGACTTAAAGACAATGATATTGATTTAAGCTTCGATTTTGAATACATAAAACAAACTATTAAAAGCATTCTTAATGAAAATGTAAAGATAGAAGCTTTGAGCAAGAAGATACTATCTGAAATAACACCATTTGTTTCAGACTCTGTGTTGAAAGGAGAAAAGAATATTAAACTTTTTATTGAAAAAAAGACAAGTAGTGTTGATCATAAAGCATGAGTGGATCAGTTGCTACTAAAATTCGTCAACTTATTGGCTACGATAAAAAAAATGCTAATGATATCCAAAAAAAGCTTTACAAACACCTGAAGGGTAGATATCTTGCTATGGGCGCAGAAGAATTTTGGAAAAGCGTCGAAGGTAGATTTAATAATAAATAACTATGAGTGAAAACACTAAACAAAACGATGAATGGAAGAAGCGTGAATTAGGAGCGCTTTGGAGAGTTGACGGTCAAAAACAGTCTTACTATAGTGGATCTATTAAGGATTCAGAAGGTAATGATGTAAAAATTGTTTGTTTCCCCAATTCTTTTAAAGAAAAAGGTTCTAATCAACCTGATATCAGAATTTACGCAAGCAAAGAGAGAGATTAGTATGACAGAAGAAGAAACCAAAAATCTCAAAGCAATGCTTACTTCTGAGATGGTATCTCGCGTTACCTTGGCAGAAGCTATTAACATTATGCATAATCTTGCAGTCCAAGAAGTGGAAGCAAATGTTGAAAAAATGTCTGATGAAGAAAAGAATTCTGCTTTTGAGGAATTAACATCTAAAGTTGAAGCTGCAAAGGCTGAAAATTCAGAGTCAAAAACTGAATAATTGGTGTAAGACACTCTAAATGCCTTACACAGTAAAGTTTTTAGATGACAAGTTGTATCAAAGTCTTTCCTTTGATGCAGATATGAAATTCCCTAATGCCTCAGATTATACTAAGAAAATCTGGGTTTTAAAAGAATATAAAAAACAACAAGGGGATGTCGAACTTTTAGAGGGGGAAAAATTAGAGGAGGAAGCTAAGTTTAGTCACTCCTCTTATTCCCTCAATAAATATTTTCAAAACGATGAATTAGTTGTTGAATTAATTCAATTCAATCATTTAACTGACGATTTCGATTTTTTTGCGAAAGCAGATTTAGACAAAGAAACAGGAGATGAAGATCTTGATAAAGTTCTTCTTAAAATTGATGAGTCTGGTTTTGACGAACAAGTGATCAAAGCATTTATCTTAGATAGTTTACTCCAAGGAGAATACCCTCAAAAACCTAAAGATTCAGAGGCTTCAGAGGAGGAGACAGAAGAAGAAAGTGAAAGCGAATAGGGTATTAATTACTGGAGCGGGAGGATTTATAGGAGGTAATTTAGCAGCCTTTTTGACTAGCAGGGGCTATGATGTAACTAAATTTGACATATCTCTTGGTAATTCTGGTTATCCAGAATTAATAAATCAAGACTTTGTTATCCACCTTGGTGCTAATTCTAGCACTACAGAAACTAATGTTAAAAAAATTGTAGAGCAAAACTTTGAGTATTCAAAGAAGCTTTATGAAATGTGTCAGTTAATTGATGTTAAATTTCAATACGCTAGTAGTGCATCTGTTTATGGCTCTTCCAAGACATTCAAAGAATCAGATTTTTGCAAACCACTTAGCCCTTATGCTTTTAGTAAGTATATGTTTGATTGTTGGTTAATGAATCAACAATATCCATATCAAGGGTTTAGATACTTTAATGTCTATGGTTTAGGAGAAGATAAAAAAGGCAAACAAGCCAGTCCTGTATCCAAGTTTATTAAACAAGCTCAAAGAAATGGAGAAATAAAAATATTTGAAAAAAGTGAAAAATATAAAAGAGATTTTGTTTCTATTGATGATGTTTGCGAAATACATTACAGAATGTTAGATAATGATGCTTCGGGTGTTTTTAACGTAGGCACAGGGCGAACAATTTCATTTAGGGATGTTGCAGAGATTATAAAATCAAAGTCTCATACAATTGTTACTGAGATCCCAATGCCGAAAGAGTTGAAGGGCCAATATCAAAAATTTACAAAAGCAGATAATTCTAAATTATTAGAAGCGATAGGTGATTATAATTGGCAGACTGTAGAGGAATATGTAGACCAAAATATTGATGCTTACCTTAATTAAAAGTGTTTTAAAATCAATCGAGCTATATTTATCTTTAAAAAATAAGCTCTTCTATATAGAATTAAGACATAATCATGAAAAAACTAGGAAAAGAATTATTCAAGAGATCGAAGATCTTCGCGCCAATGGCGGTGATCCTGATCGTGCTGACCTCTTGCGCGACGAACTCATCCGTGAAGACTCAAGTTTTAAATATCTATCAGCCTTCTACGCTGAATCTAGAGAAGGGAATTCCAATTCGGACAAGTAAGGGAGTCTATACACCTCAAAACAATGAGATCTGGCATTCTGATGCTAGATTTAGAAAACTAGAAAGAGAACTTTATTTTCCTAGCGGGAAATAAATGTTTTTAAGTGTAGATTCTAGTAATGGCATATATTGACGGCATTTCTATTAGAGATAGCATCCACACAGATTTTTCTACAGTCAGTGGAGATTGGAGAGCTTATCGCAATATCTTAACTGGTCAATTTATAAGCGGCGGCGGTTTTGCGGCTACTGGAGATAGATATACAGAGTTTACTAATGATATTAGAGAATATAATAGGAAAATAGATACTTTGACAGGCCATTGGGGACACACAAGTGCGGATCTCTTTTTAAACCCAAAGGACGCAGGATTAAAATATACAGGAACTGGACAATTTTAGTAAATTAGTTTGACTTTTTTGATTCTATAAATATAATATCACATATATGAAAACTATTGATTTTTCCGACGAAGAACTTAGTGCTTTGGTTCAATTAATTGATATTGCAATCAAGTCACAAGGATTAGGGGTTGCTGAAGCAGCCGTTGTATTAGTAAATAAAATTAAAGCAGCAGCAGGTCCAGAGCCAGTTGTAGATAATTCTCCTCAATTTGCAGACTCTGTAGAGGCTGTCGAAGAACCTGAAGGAGAGGAATAATATTTCCCTTGACCATTACAATTCTGTAATATATAGTTAATTTATGAAGAAATTAATTCTTACGACACTACTGATGGGCGCTGCAATGGTTGGCGCAGTTAAAGCTACTACTATTGCAGATGTTTCTGCTGAAGGTGGTATTTCTTTTAGTAATTTATCAACTAGCAATGGTCTTGCAGTTAGAGAAGATACAACAAACTATTCTCTTACTCTTGGCACTGCTGTAGCAGATGGAGATCTTTCTGTAGGCATTGGACTTGCTGAAGGAGATGGTAATACTGACACTGATATTTCTGTTTCTTGGGGTCGCCCAGTGAATATTTTGGGACAAGATCTAGCAGGAGTAGCTTCTTTTAAGAAGATTGAGTCTTCTTATGGAGGTTGGGAACAACTTGGTCTCGGGTTAACTTATAGTGATGCTCTTGCAGATGTTACCGCTACCGTTTGGCATCAACTTGGTTCTAGTGCTTCTTACGGAGTTGAGCTTACTGTTTCTAAAGATCTAGAGCTTTTTGTTGATAATCTTACAACAACTCCTTTTGTAACCGCTAATTTAGCTAATGACTACAACTCTGTAGAAATTGGTGTTGCACTCGGTTATGATATCGGGAATGGCCTTTCTATTGGAGCTAAAGCATCTTATCTTCATAATGATGCTGACGGCACTTCTTACGAGCTAGACCACGATTGGGGAGTTAGCGCAGGATTGTCTTACAAATTCTAATTTTAATTAGTTTTATATATAAAATAAAAAAGCCTCCTTCGCGGGAGGCTTTTTTTGTGTAACATAGAGATATATGGAACCCGAAAAGTCTTTAATCAAAGAATTCTTGAGTGGTGGATGGTTAGTGCCTCTTATTGGAGCCGCTGCGATGTTTGCTAGACTTTTGTCGGGCAACAATGGTTTATCACTAAAACAACAGTTTAAAAGAATTTTAACGGCAGCTATCGCCGCTGGCATTGCTTGGTTTGTTTTAGAACAAACTGATGTTTCTTCTCTTACCAAAGCAATTACTTACGGAATTATTGGAGTAGTAAGTCCTGAGTTTATAGGAGGAATTGTTCGTTTGGGTCAAAAATTTGAGAAGAATCCAGAAAAATTTATTAAGAAATGAGACCAAAATTTATAGTTTATTGTTTAGCTGCTATTTGTTTGGCCTTCGCCGCCAAAGGATTAATTCTTACAGAGAATATTCAAAACACACTAAAAGAGAACGCTCGACAATCTGAGTCTTCAATTATGGAGATAGGTATGTGCTTTGATTGGTATGGAGTAATTATAGTCAATTCAGTAGTAAAAACCTCTCATGGGGTAATCACGCCCGCAGAAATGGTAGAGACCTTAGAGGAAGAGAGAGTATATAAGGATGAGTATTTAGAAGGTTATAAAAAAGATATAACTCCTAAAGAAGTGGAGTATGCTGACTTTGTTTTTGAGCAAGAGAAAAAAATAAACCTCTATGTTAACCAATTAATTGAATGGGGAAACACAAATAATATTGAAATGATTAAAGCATCAGTTCCCAAAATGTATGAAATGACTGATCCTACAATTGATGCAATCAACAACATTATGGATACAAAAATGTATTATAATGAGGAACAAGCAGCAATTTTAAATGATAAAATATTAAGTTATAAGAATTTTATGATACTGGCTATCGTATTATGTTTTGTAATGTCTATATGTGCTGGATTTAGCAGGAGATGTGAATAATGAATTTTAAAGGCAAAAAAGAAGTAGTTAGAGCGGTGCAGAGGCTTCTTGAAGTTTCTGCTGATGGGGCTGATGGACCTGTTACTTGGAATGCTATTTTAGCTAAATTATCTACAAAAGAAACAACCACAATAACTGGCAGTATTCCAGATAAAATGGTTCAATTAGCCCGTGAAGAGATTGGAGTCTCTGAGGTAGACGGTAGCAACTGTGGGCCTAGGGTTGATGAGTATAAAGCCGCTACATGGTTAGACGCAGATAAGGGGTGGCCTTGGTGTGCTGCATTTATTTGCTGGTTAGTAAGAGAGGCTATTGAGGGAGAAGATGTAAAATTTAAAAGACCTAGAACCGCTGGAGCTTGGGATTTTGAAAATTGGGCCAAACAGCAAAGCGCAAATGGAGTCGAGCTTCGTAAACCTACAAACGAAGATATTAAAGCAGGTGATATTGTTGTATTCACTTTTTCTCATATTGGATTAGCTGTAAAAGACGCAGATTCAAGTGGTTATGTAGTTACGATTGAGGGCAATACAAACGGAGCAGGTAGCAGAGAGGGAGGCTCTGTTTTAGAAAAGAAAAGACACGTTTCTAAAATCAGAAGTAGAATAAGAATTGTGTAGAATTCTTTATTTTTCCATTTATAATAGTTGGATGGAAAAAACTAAAATCAAGGTTAGCAGGTATGACATCTTTGATTATGTCGTAGGAAATTCTACATTTGATCCTATTGAAAAGTGCATTGACCCTATTCGATATGAGGTTTTTGATACTTTTATTTTTGATAGCAAAGAAAGGTGCAATATTGATCAAGACGAAGAGTTTTGTAAATTTGAATGGGAAATTTCTAAATTAAGAAATAGAGCTAGAAAAATGGAGAAGGCCGAAATTGATAGGCTTTGCGAGGAGTTAGAAGAAATCGCCCCAATATCTATTTCCCTGTAAAAATTGAGTCGTGTAATATATAAAGAACACATATAATAGATTATGGACATTCTTATTAAATTAATTGAAGACAACCCTTGG